TATGATTAACAATCGTCCGAGAAAACGTCTCAATTTCCTTACTCCCTTTGAGGTGCTCAAAAAATTTTTTCTCTGATTTTGTTGCACTTGACTTGACAATCTATCGATAATAGAAATATTGACAAAAGTAGATTCATTTGCTATAACCATTATTACGTCTATTTGTATGATATCTGCGATATTTTGTTTTCCATACGCTGACAAAACCAAAATTATGGACGGAATAGCAAATTTTTTATCTTATATGGGTTATACCTTTATTACTGCGCTCGCAACAATTTATTGGCTTGCTGATTTATCAAACGAAGAAATCACTATTTGGCTTTCCATCGTGACATCTATACTATTAGTTATCTTCTTCTACATAACGTTTTCTCCTTTATTTAAAGTAATTTCTATGATTGTCAATACAATTAAAACAAATGCTGCCAAAAATCACAATGGTAGCATTATCACTATGTTTAAGTGTTTTTTCACTGGTGCTGGTATAGTGACAGCCTTTTTAATTGCTTTACTTACTATCGCCAAAACTGCTCTTGAAATTTTTGAAATGATTCCAAAATCTTAATATAATTTTCAACTTTACAATAAAACTGTGATTTAGTTAATCATCGTTTTCATTTGAAACTCCACACATAATTAAGGAATATATCCCAATTTAACATCACTTGGTCATAGACATCAGCTTTAAGTTCTCCGCTCTCATTACTAAGCCAATTACTAAGCCAACCTTTAATGAGTATCTCCCATTCACATTTCGACCAAAAATAATAGTGCAAATTCGATTTGAGTCTTTTGGCAAACTCATCTTTATTGTTACATTCTTTCAAATCATTAGTAACATCTTCTCTGAACCTACCGTGACGAAAGATATTATAAGTCATTATTTTATTTGAATTAAGATCATAACAATATACATTCCAAGTCATTATGTATCACCTCCGTCCATTCTCGCCCCGCAGTTGGGGCAATAATTTTTGTCACCATGCGGATATACCGCAATTACTACATTCGCACTTGTTCTTGTCAACCTGTATCCAATGCCCGTGCTTCACTGGTGCAACGTCTATTGTTGGAGCATTATCAATATCGTCAACTGATACGACTTCATCTAAATCACGATACGGATTATTAACGGTTGGATGTTCTCCAGTCATAAAAGATTTATCTCTCAAGGCATCTCCATCAATTAACCTCACTTTTTATTTTCTCCTTTTTATCACAAAATGAAATGAAATTTTTATCACATTACTCAATTCCATATTCTTTGAAAAACTCTGGTATATCCAGCCATTCGTCTTTCATAAGATTTCCTATCTTTGTAATTGACCTGCCCCAACCATTTGAAACTACTCTTATATATTTACCTTCACAATCTTCCCACTTACTTACACCAACAACTTTCATAATTCGTGTAATTAAATCCATACTATAAGCACAGCACTGACGTTTCTTTGTGTTCCTATCATATTCATCTAAAGCATATCCACCTATAACACAAGCTGTTCCATCGGAAATATCAACTGCAATACCAAACGTAAGAATACCATGATCTTCGTAATAAATTGATATATTTTTAATCTGTGCATTAAGAATTTCTGGTGTGTTATTCATTTTTATCTTCCTTTCTTAATTGTTCCAAAGTAACAGGTGTATAATTATGAAGCATACAACCTACATTATAACACTCATAACTAAATCCTTTACTCTTCATTATTTTTGCATATTCCTGAAAAGGTCTTGTATCACGTCCTGCGTGAATATGACCATACAGATGAATATATCCATAATCAGCATTTATCCAATGTGCAATAGGATAATGATAAAGAACAAGGTGTTCACCATAATCTTTGATTACATCATAATCTTTAATCCACTCAAAATATTTGTTATGTTCTGTAGAAATTCTATCGTGATTGCCTTTTATTAGAAATTTTGTACCTTTAAGTCTTGGCATTATTTCAGGAATTAGTCTATTATCCCAGAACATATCACCAAGAACATAAACCAAATCACCTTTTGAAACAACACTATTCCAATTTTGTATCATTGTTTCGTGCATATCATTGAGTGACTTGAATGGTCTTTTATCAAAGTCAATACACTTTTGATGACCAAAATGCAAGTCTGATATATAAAATTTACTTATTTTTATCGCCTCCTCACATACAATAAAAAATCTGTTCTATTTACGGAAATATCATTCAAGATGATAACGGTAAATATTCTACAACTGGCGAACATAGAACTGGCTGTATGTTTTGTGGGTATGGAGTTCACCTTGAAAAGTCTCCGAATCGTTTTGAACGTATGAAAGAAACTCACCCTAAGATATGGGATTATTGCATTAGACCCAAAGATAAAGGTGGTCTTGGAATGGGTGAAGTTCTTGATTTTATCAATGTTCCATACGGAAAAGAAGAGACCGAAGATAACGACAAAATGTCTGAATAGGTATTATGAAACAGATTTTCAATTCGTTCTTTACTATGTATTCAAGCACATCATTTTCAGTCCAAAATGACATTGGCTTAGACTGAGGACTTTTATTATCAAAAGCATTACAACCTGTACGAATCCATTCAGTTTGTCTTATCATGGACTCCGATGCCATTGTACCAATAATTGATTTTTTATTATTGATTTTCTCATAAGAATGAAGCGGTTTCTTTTTCATAACATCACAACATTGATTAGAAACTTTAAAGGGAGCGTCTATAAGAAAACGCCACTTTCCTTTGCTGAACATACTAAGTCGTCCTTGTTTATCATAATATAAGTCATTAAGCAATTTATAAGCGTATGTATATTCGCCCGTCCTGCTATTAATTCCACCGTTTTTTTGAGTTCTACCAACATCTCGTGAAACCTCTTTGCTTATAACAGAATAACCATACTTGTCGAGTACCTGTCTAAAATTCATTTCTGGTTTTAACCAAGTGACATTATCAATAGACTTTACAAATTCTCTAAGTTCAGGATATTCAAGTCCTGTATCTACATAAACAGCTTCAATATCGGGGAATAACTGTCTTGCAATGTGTAAAAGAACCGTACTATCCTTGCCACCAGAAAGAGATACATAAACTTGTCCATTATAATATTTATACCATTCAATAATACGACTCTGGGTGATCTGTACCTTTCTTTCTAATGGTAATGCTTGAAGCTCTTTTAATTGTTCTTTTGTATGTATGTTTTCTTGTTCCAATTTAACACTTCCTTTTTATTATCTCGATGAAATTCACTTTCATTAACTAACATTAACTAAATAGCCTATCTATAATACCTTTACTTACTAACTTAGGATAAAAGTTTTTAAGATATTTAATATATTCATTTGAAACATCTGACATTTTAGAATTTAATATCTTATCAAAATCATTTTTCCATCTATCAGGAACTTTAAACTCATAAGTGGCATATGTTTTGTCAAATTCGTCATCATATGTTTTGATAAAATTTTCATCATCATACAATGCCTCTTCACCAAACCCACAGTTTCTATTTTCACCACCCACTTTTGTATAGATAGCGATGTTGTTTTCATCTGTCACATAACAATCTCTAAATCTCGGATAATCTTCTTGCTTTCTGCCCAACATCGGCAATATCAGTAAGCAAGCTGGATTATAACCATTTATCATATTGTACAAACTCATTTAAATATTCTCCTTATAAACACCATTTATGCGGTCACGATGCATTTGAGCATATCGCAAAACACTACCATGTAAGCAGTTAACCATTTTATCAATTTCTTCTAAATCATGTGTAACAGCAATACGATTTAGCAATCCATCAATCATATCTCTGAGATTACGTTGCTTATTGTACTGTTCCTGATTTACATAGGGCATATTATTATCTCCTTATCTTTCATTTGCAATATTTCTTGCTAATTTCATAGCGATGCCATTAGCAACCTTGCCAAAGTTATCAATCTGCTTTACTGTCTCAGGTTCTTCCTTAACACAATCCTCGTAAATAGCCTTAGTTAAGTTCTTTGCAATAATAGGCATTTCTTCTAAAGACCAATTCTCAGGAAGAATACCTTCATCAACAAACTTATTAAGAAGTTTCCTTACTCTTGCTTCTGTAACAATAGTTTCAGCAAGTTTCTGGACTTCTTCTCTCTTTTTTATCGTTGCAGGGTCAACAACCTTTGCTTCTTTGTGAGTATGTGCTTCCTGAAATTTTTCGGCTACAATCTTGATGTAGAACGGCTGACGGGTATTAGGATTGTTAAGCATTGTCTGATTTTTAATTACAATTCCTTCACCGTGTTCACCGCCAAGGTCAGTCTTACCTACAAAACTCATACAATGTTCCCAAGAGATAAATTTACCCTCATAAAATGTAGGAACATAAGTAAGATTAAGTTTGCTTACAATAGCCTGAACTGTACTCTGAGGAAGATACTTTTCTGTATTAGTATCATACACGTCATAACAATAAGTATGATTATAACGCTCTTCCGGATAAGACAGAGTGTGAGGCACAAGCCATTCCATAAATAATACAAGGTTGTCGCCGAGAACAGATTTTATAAGTTCCTTATTGAGCGTCTGCGACCACTCATAAAATCCTCTGAGATTATTGCCAACGCCAAGAATATTCTTTCTTGATTGGGCGACTATCGTATCAGTTTCAGAATCATATCTAATAGCTGCATTACAGCCATCAATCTTTTCTTGAATAACTATGTAATCACCAACGCTAAACCCGTTAGCATACTCAGGTTTAATCCTCTGAATATCCATAAACTTCTTATGTATCATTTTAACATCTCCTTTAATCATATTGTATTTTACTTGTTATTTTCTACCCAAGCCATAAACTCATTAATCGTAGTTTTCTGAATGTCTTTTACCATATTATCATAGTCGAAACAGGAAATAAAGAGGGTAATAACATTTATAACAGGAATAGCAAAATATACATACATAGAAACACCAACCCAATATTTTGAGTTTTTAATATTATATCTTTCAAACTCATCAGATAAACATTTGAACTTAGCAAACATTTCAAGATTAAGATATACTTCTTTGCTGATACGATTCATATAAACCACATTAACTATAAAGATTATTACATTTACTATTACAGCAAATATTATTACTCTCATATCATTATCTCCTTAAAATTTACTTTTCAGACCAATCAGCTGGAACTCCATACTTTTCTTCGGCAAGTTTAGTTGCTTCGTAAGCTTCCTTACGTCTGATTGCTTCCATACGGATTCTATACTTTTCACGTCTCTTCTTATCACGTTCTGCAAGTCTCTGTTCCTCTGCCCTCTGAATTTCAGCCTTTGCACGAGCCTCGGCTTCTCTCTTAGGCTTAGTGATGAGCCAGTAATCAGCCATATCCGAAATATTCTTGTTGAGGAACTTCTTTGCTATATGCTTTGCATAACAGGTTGTAAAGCCATAATAAGCATCCGCCTTGTCAGCAGGACACTCTACCGACTCCTTAGAACCGTCTGCAAAAGTAAGCATCGTCCTTATGTATGTAGTGTTGTACTTAGTAAACTGTTCTGCGTGATAGTCTACAACCTTGTAACGCACATCATCTATATTAGAGTTTTTAATCATAAAATTAGGTAAATCAGACATTGCTCCAAATATGAGAGGTATTGTTGCATCATCCCTCTTTACCATTACTGCTTTTACAACATTATTCAGGTCTTTGTAAGTCATTCTTATATTCTCCTTTAGTTTATTATATTTTGTGTAACCATATTATTATTTACTTATAATTTGATTACATACTTATTATACCATATCTAACAGAAATGTCAAGCGTTTTTTAAATTATTTTGCTCATTTTTATTATTTACTTATAATTATACATTTGGCTCGGTTTTATCGAATCTCACCGTCTGAAATACTGGAAACTGTAAAGAATAACTGCCGTCTTTATTCTTAGTTTCTTCCTTATACTTAACTGTGACTATCTTACCGATGATTTCATCAGGATTATCCCAATAATAATTTCTCTGCTCATCGGTAAACCCAGAACCAACTTTTACAATGTTGTTTTTATACTCGCAGAGGATTGAGCCAAGAGTATTTATGTTCTTGCCTGTTCCCTGCTCAATATCAATACACTTTAAATCGCAGTCATAGAAGCACTTGACCTTAATGAGTTCCTTGGTTCTCTTACATTTATATGTAGTATCAAACTGAACCATACAACCTTCCTTATCTGTGTTTTCGGCATATTCAAGCCATTTCTGTATCTGCAAATGGTCTGTACCCTCGTACCACATTGGCACAATTCTAAGATTTTTAATATCATTGTCCTTTATCTTTTTTGCAATTATATCAGTAAGATACTTCTTACGCTCTCCATATTTTGATAAACTCTCACCAGTCATAAACTCATTTTTAGGAAGGCAGTCAAAAATTACATATTCAAGGCAAGACTTATCTACATCTTTACTATTTGCAATTCCTGTACCTATCTGAAAATTTTCGCTGTCTGATTTACCGTCTGTATTCTTACGAATAAGTTCACCGTCAAATACAAGGTCAGGAAGATTGAACTTCTGAATATCAGAAATTATATGGTCAAGACCTGTAAATTCTTTACCTGAACGAGTAAAACATTTATTATCCAGGCTTACCATACGTGTTCCATTCATCTTCTGACTTATGTAAATATATTCATTGCCCTTGAGTTTAACCTTATCAATAGGAGTGCCAAGCTGCACATCAAACACAGGAATAAATCCTTTACCATATACACTATTTACGATCTTAGCATCTATACCAAGTTTCAGAGACTTCGTTACAAGCTGTCTGTAATATCCCTTATACTCTTCGGGCTGTAATCTGATAAAACCTTGTACGATTGCTATGTCTGCATCTCTACCTGTATTGTTTGCTTCGAGATACATCATCATATCTCGCCAGGTCTGAACTGGAATTGTATCATACTTAACTGGTTTGTTAAGCTTTTTGGTGCTGATTCCTGTTATCACAAACGGATTTAAAAGCCATTTTAATGTATCAGTAAACAAAATGTTTCTTTCATTAGCTTTCAGAATTTCAATCTTTTCAAATTTTTTGCTTGTTGACTGGAGTTGATTGAATATTTTGAATACGTTAGTCATTTCATTCATTTGTAGAATCTCCTTTCAGGTCTTCATCATTAATAAGCATATCCTTGAGATATGTTTGTTTGTTATTAACTTCCTTATGACTTATAGCACTTCTAACAGCAGAATTTGTTGCCACAAGGATACAATATTTCTTTGCTCTTGTGATAGCTGTATAGAGCAATTCTGCATTATTCATTATATAGCTACTGCCATCTAAAGCTATTATAGTCGATTTAAAACCCGAGCCTTGTGATTTATGAGTTGTAATACAATATCCTAATTCAAGATTTTTGAATTTGTCTCTACCAAACCACACTTCGCCAATACCGATGAAATCAATAGTAATACCGTTTTGTGTTACATTGGTGACTGTACCTATATTACCATTAAATACAGGGCAAACATTACCATCTAAATCAGTACAGGTGTAGTTATTCTTAGTATTGATTACTTTATCACCAACCTTAATTCTGTATTTCTTGACAGAAGATGTATCTGTTGTCTTACCCTTCTTTTCGGAAAGCTTAATTTCAATGAAAATATCGTCCTCTGAAATGGGATTATATACTTCTTGAATTTTAGTATTTAAATTATAACAACTCAGATCGCCTCTTGTTTTCATAGCTGATACAACCTGAACTTCATTTATATCTTTGAATTTTTCATATTCTTGCTTAAACTTTTCAACTACATAATCAGATAAATTACATTTTTCAGTAGTAATATTTAACTCCATATCTTGCAATTCACCAATGATTTCTGAACCCTGATATGTGTTTGAAAACAACTGTTCTTGGTTTGTTACCTTAATAGATGTAGGAATGATACCACTATTCAAAGCTTGTCTATGAAGTTTAGTCAGTCTCACTGTTGGAACTACACCACTGCTTAACATATCAGCAAACACCTGACAACTTCCTATTGGTGTCAACTGCTGTACATCTCCCATTATTATTACTTTCGCACCTGTTGGAATGGCTTCAAGCAAATCTCTAAATAATGAGCCATTTATCATAGTTGCTTCGTCTATAAGGACAATATCAGCTTCAAGAGGATTTTCCTTACAATGAATAAAATGTCCCTTAAACCACCCCAACGCTTTATGTATTGTACTTGCCGGAAGTCCTGTTGCTTCTGTTATTCTCAAAGCTGCTTTGCCAGAAAGTGCTACTGCAATAATAGAGTGGGTTTTAAAAATTTTACAAATTCCATTAGCAGTGCTTGTTTTACCACAGTTTCCAGTAATAAATATTTTATTATTTCTACGCAAAACTAACATGTGTGAAGGAACTGTAAAGCAATATTCAAATCCATCCAATGTTTTATATTTTGTAATTGGTGTATTTGTGTGATCATCACGTTTATCAGCACACATACCTATTAAATTTTGTTTGCTCCAATTAACTGTATATTCTATTGATTTTCTTGTGTATGTTTTATCGGCAGTTAAATAATTTTCTCCAACACGATCATGACAAGCTATAGCAGCTCTATATCCTAATGATGTAAATACAAATTGTACAAAATCTGCATCTTGCTTATTTACAGTTGTAAATCTATTTTTTACTTTTAAGTAAGAATCCCAATATACAATTTCATCAGCGATAATTTTTAATTGTTCTTTATTACAATTATACCAATCGAGTGGGAAGTGTTTGCATCTAAAAGGAACTTTAACGTATATATCGTGATAACCTTTTGCAGAACTTTCAGAAATATCATATTTATATCCTAATTTTTCAATTAAATCTAACAACCTTGCTTTTTTTCTACTTTTTTTCAAATGAAATCTTGCCTTATTATATATATTTTCAGAGATGTTTTTATAATCTCCATTACTATAATAAAAACTACCATCTGCAAAAGTAGCAACCATGATTCTAATTTCATCATCTGTCAATGGTATTCCTGTACCAGCATAATCAAATGCTGTAATGAATCTGCCCTTAAATCCTGTAGTTTCTTGATTTTCACGAACTTCTTTAAATGTCTTATGATATAAATTTCCTTTTGATGTTATATAATAACAATTATGATTGTCAGATAAGCATTGATCTAATCCATACTTTGTTTCAAAATGCCACAAATATTCAGCTTTTTGCTTTATATAAGCCAATGGATAAATTAAAGTTGCCGTACCATCCGCATTATATTGGAGTACCCTATCTCCATCTGTAAAATCACTAATCTTTTTCCATTCTCGACCATTAAAATATTCTGTATCACAATCTACACAACCTGCACCACCTGTAATAGCAATAACCCTGTTGTTTAAGCAAGTATATATCGCACTTTTCTGTTCGTCTGTAAATTCAAAGCCTTGTTCATCTTCAACTTTCGCTATTACATTTTCGGGATTAGAGATATTAAAATCTCTGGGAATATATTTAGGAACAGAATTTTCATCGGTATCAATATCATCTTCAGATGAACCAATCATAAGTCTTACAATTTCATTACAAATATCTTTTTCAAGATTATAATATCTTGTAAGACCTATGTTTTCACCATTTTCAGATATATGTATTTTACCATCATCTATCATCATCTGAGCTGTCTTATTGACAATTTCTTCAGGCACAAAACCTAAGGTGTCATATAACATTTTCATAAGCTCAGAATAATGAAGATAACTTCTGCCTAATTCCGCTTGTTCAAGCAAAACGTGAATTAAATATCCCTTAATTCTCTGACAATCAAATTTATCTACTCCCATTTTAAGAGCGATTTCATCTGCTTTTTTAAAACCAATACCATCAACTGTTACAAGTTCATATGGTGTTTTTCTGATTACGTCTAATGCCTTTTCGGGAGATTTATAATAATCAGTTATTTTCTTAATGAGATTTCCTGACAGTCCAGACCTACTAAGTTCTATAAAAATTTGACTATAATCTTTTGTATCGTCATAAGCTCTGTACAGTCTATCCACATTGGATTCTGTAATGCCTTTAACTTTACACAGTGCTTCTGTATTTCTCTTTTCAAGCAATGAAACAATGTCATCATAGGTATTAAACAAATTTTCTACTGTCTTTTCAGGTAAAATTGTACTTAATAATTCCTTTTGACTTTCTTTATTTGAGATATTTATTTTCTTACTCATATAGAAAATTTCATAAGTATCACCATAAATTTCGTGATGATCGGCGAGAGAAGCTGTGACCTTATATGATGTTCCATATTCAAGAACAGGAACATTACCCTTGAATTTGATAACATCATCTAAGCAACAGTTCTCAATAGGAACAACTACTGTGCCTGCAAATATTGAATATTCACCTGTTTCTACAGATTTCACATTCTTAGGATAAAATATTCTGCTTAATTTTATTTCACATTTTATGATTGACTCGTCATCTTCAAACATTATATTATTCCTCCACTAATGATTTATTGGACTTTGAGTAATCTCTGTACAGAATATCATATCCAAGCAAGTATAAATACTGCTTATTATAGTCTGTATCGGTGATGTTTACTCCGTCTCCGTCTTTACCGATGATTTTGACTCCATATCTATACTCAGATTTATTGACTTGAATAATGTCACCATCTTGTATAAAGAGAATATCAAACATCTGTTTATCAACTTTAACATTAAGAATATTACCCGTACTAAGCTGATAAATTATTAAATTGGGCTTTATTTCATTTCTGGTATTGAGAACATAATAGTAATTTTCATTCATTTCCGAATTTACATATCTTAAATTTTCAAATAGTTTTATCTGCATCTCCAATATTTCAGGCAAATACAAATCTTCATCTGGAATATTATTAAATAGTTCAATTAAGATTTTCTTGCTGTCTATAATGAGAGTTTTACCTGTTGCACTTAGTTCTGAATATTTGTCAATTATAGATTTAATATTATCAAATTTAGTTTCTGCCTGTTTTACTGTTAATTTGTCCTTTCCATACAATAAGTTAAACCATTTGATAAAATCAAGTAGATGCTTTGTTTTACCGTATTTAGAACAGCAATTAGCAATTATATAATTAGTAAATATCTTATTGCTGATTTTAATAGGCAAGGTCTGTGTGCATAATTCCAGAAATTCATAAAAATTATTTGTTTTGAGCATATTATCATACAAAATTTCTGGAATGACATCGTGTTTTTCCTCAGTAACTTCAAGAAACTGATTCAATCTATCAGTTGCCATATTGATATAATATTGACGGTCAAGTTCTTCGGAGACAGGAACATCTAAGATATTATCGTTATTGATAAAGCAATGGTCAGGAGTATAAGCTATCTTTTCATAAACCTGTTCCCCTTTTTCTGTTTTAGTTTTATACAGTGCTTTTGAGTGAGGATTGGTTGAGGCAAATACTCTATGCACTTTTTCTCTGAGATGTTCTCCATTTTTAACAACAACTTTTGACTTACCATCTATTGTTTCTGTAACACATTCTCCATAAACAACACCCTTATAAAGACTTGTGAGCTTGACAACCTTTTGAAAATCAATCAACTTATTCGATTTATTTATTGTATCTGCAATAGGAGTTTGATGTACAAAATACTCAATCAAAGCAGTATTGATTATAGGCAAATCATTGTCAATGGGACTTAGTTTTTTAAGATAAGCCCCTTTTGATTTATAATGTCCGTCTTCAGAGATGATGATATAATTATTTACATCTTTTTGATAAATCTCATTGTAAATATCAAATTCAAGGGAAAGCCTTGTTCTTGTCTCCCATTCGTGAGCAATATCTTCAATTATTTTTACTGTCTCCATATCTTTAACAAGCATATAGATACCATCTGTATTACTTTGAATCAACTGACAATACGGCTCTACCTTTTCAATCAAATCAAGAAGCAAAAGTTGACCTGTAACACAAACGTTATTGCTCATAAGAGGGTCATAAAGTGGATTGTTTTTATCTTTGAGTATTCCATATGTGGAATTAAGTACGATTTTCATAGGTTGCTGACGTTTATCCTTTAACTTTTTAAGTCTGAGTCTTTCGTCTCGAATCTCTTTGTACTTTTGAGGATTCTTGAGTTTACGGCTGAGATAACCATATTCGATCATAATTGACGGATAAAGACTGGCAACATCAGCACATAATATAATTCCTTTTGCGTGATAGTTAGGAATTGCTCCGTGTACTCCACCATAAGCAAAAATATGAGGAACACCTGCTATCATACAATCTAATTCACGTTTGTGCTGATTTTCATATGAATAAGTAGCGGTCTTATAAGCTTTATTAGCAGGATTTTTAAACCAATCAACTACAAACTGATACTTTTCGCCCAATTTTAAAGTTGGAGGAATTGTAAATTCAAATTCATCGTCCATTGTGTGCTGTTTTACTGCACCGAGGATATGAGCTGAAAGCTGTGCTTTAGTCTTATTAAACATCTCAAAAGGTAAATCAAATGCTTCAATTAGACTAAATTGAGCATCGAAATCACCGATTTTATAATCGAGAACAGCCAAACACTCCGTTACATCATGAGTACAATACTTAATTGTTTCTTCGATTTCGGCTTGTGTCAGAGGTCTATCTATTGTAAAATCAACTTCCGACTCTTTAATATCGTGACCCATAAAAGCTTCAAGCTGCTTTAAACTATGCTGAATATCCGAAACATCATAATTATTAAAAGGAATATCCTTTGCTTTTTTTACAATCTGATAGCCCGATTTCCTTTTAACAATCAATTCTTCATTGATAATTGCTGGATTCATATTACACAAGATGCCTTTAAAAACGAACTGGTCGTAATTTCTTGAATTATATCCTACAAAAATAGCGTCTTTATTTGTATTATAAAAATCCTTTAAGGCTTGTCTGTCATTAACGATTACCGTTCTTTCAGATGTATTCTTATTAACAAATACAACAAGCCAATCATACTTAAAAACCTCAAAATCGTAACCAAAGATATTGTAATCCACTTTATCACTTCCTTAAAATCTAAATTTAGGCTTTTCGTTACAAGGTTTATACATCCAGTTTTCCACTATGACCTGTGGAGTTTTCTTTCCGTTATATTCATTCACTGAAAACTTACCCACTATTGTAAATTCAACCATTTTACCAAGATTTTTTATCTCATTGTACTCATTTTCAGAGGAACGAAACTTAATAATCTCAATATTATGAAATGTCAATTTTATTGTGTTTTTTTCATTTCCAAGCACCGTGAAACCCCCATCAATAGGGCATTTCAGTTTTAGTAAAAATAGAGGTTCTTCAATATTTGTTCCCCAAACGTCAGAAAGTGCAAAAATTGACTGAATTACCTCTGCGGTAAGTGATTTTTCATCAAAAACTGCGTCCACGGTATAATTTAAAGTATTATCAAAATTTTGCTGAGAAAGATATTCGTAAAACTTTGAAATATTATCCTTTTTAATAGTTACTCCGCAAGCGTTAGGATGTCCCTCTGCCAAATCAAACAATTTTGTCTGTAAGCAGAAATCCTTAATGTCTTTAATATGAGATTTATCGAATCCTCTTGCACTTCCCATAAGAATATCATTACAATCTCTCAGAAGCAGACAAGGCTTATTATACATAGACGTGAGTTTATTTGCAATCAGACCTGTAAATGTTTTTTCAAATGACTTATCGGCTTTACAACAGATTACAGGATATTCGTTCAATCCAAATTCATTTATTTGCTCTTTAAGGACTTCTGTATAATCACCTGTCATTTTCTGCTGTTTGCGTTTATAACTTTCGCATAATCTTCTTGCTTGTTCCTGAATTGAAACCTCAATTTCACCTTTACCACGAATTTTAACAATCGCTTTTTCCGATGAATTGAGAAATGCTTTAAGCATTATTTCTTTGTCATCTTTTGTACCAAGTCGGATCAGTGCGTTTACAAGAGGTGCAATATAAAAGCTTATGCCTAAAATAGTTGCTTTATTATGTAACGAATAAGCCTGAGACTTGACTAACTCCGTTATGAACTTATTATAATTCGTTTCATTCTGTATCTGTTTGATACCTTCAAGAACCAAATATCTTGTCTGCAACTGTGTTAAATCACACGAATCAGCTATCATTCCGAGAGCTACTAAATCAAGATGCTTATTGACCGTATCACGCTTTAGTCGTTCATCAACAACAGAACAAAACTTATAAACTATTCCCACGCCTGTCATTGACTTATCTTTCACTTTTGATGACATCTGATTATTTACGATAACTGCAAAATCATTAAGATTTTCAAGCTTATAGATCGACTTTAATCGTGTGACCTTTTCAGATTCATCGTGATGATCGAGAACAATGACATCAATACCAGCAGATTTTAATATTTTCAACTGTCTCAAATCATTGCTACCTGCATCTGGAATGATAAGCAAATCAGGCTTTTTCTGTTCAATCTCAAGCATAGATTTATTATCAAGACCGTGTTCCTTATTATCATGTATAATGTAATCCACTGAAATTGAAGAAAAATTATCATTTATATACTGTATCATCAAAGCTGCGGAAGTCACACCGTCACAGTCACAATCCTGCAATATTGCAACTTTACTGTTATTATTCATATGTTTGAGAAAAATATCAACTGCCAAATCAATATTATCTAACAGGTGATTATCTTCTAAACAGGATTTTGTAGGATTTAAAAACATAGGAACATTTTTTATTCCCCGATTTTCAAGGATTTTTGTAACCGGATTACCTATTCCAATACTTCCTCGTGTTTGATATTCAAAAGTCACTTAATTCACCTCGTTTAATCATAAGACGGAACATAAATTTTATTTTTCATAAGCTTTAACAACGTTTCTTTACCTTTATCGGTAGGAGATTGCTTATAACCAAACAAATTTTCTGTATCCCAAAGTACATAAACCGCAAAATATGGAGACAAAGGCTTTATAAACTGCTTTATTATATGATTTTGCCAATCCATAGCTTCTTGTGAATCGGCTGTTTCATACTGTTTATCAAGTGCAATTATCACTTCTTTTACTCCGAGCATAATCAACATATCTCGTTGATAAGAATGAAATGCACTTCCGCAAACAGCCAACGTAAAATTATTCTCTCCAAACATTGTGTCTGCTTGCAGAACTGATTTCTCAGCTTCTACAAGCATAACTTTATGTTTGTTTTTTATTGTGTTTAGGTTTTGATTGATGCCGTAAAAGTTATAAGAAAGGCAATGCTTATACATTATATCTCCTACTTTAATGGGAGAATATTTTCCATAGCGTTCTTCATCTTCCTCTGTCATCATTCGTCCTCGTATTCCAACTAAACGATTTGTTATATCATAATGAGGAATAATTATCTGACGTAAGTAAGGAGAATACTTAATGTTGTATTTCTGCATACTTTCGATGGAAATGCCCTCATCAATCCAACCTTGATAGTATTTGTTCTGAAAAACATTTAGAATTTTACTGTCATAACTATCAAGGTCTTTGATGGTCGTTTGCTTTGATTTGGATTTATCGTAATCCTTTATAAAAGACCAATCAGAGATATAACTGTTTCCGAAGCCTCGTCTTTCATCAATATGGCACTGATTTGAAATCCAAGTAATAGCTTCTGGAAGATTATATTTTTTCAGTCTTTTCACTATTTCAATAATATCAAGACTTCCACATTCGGTATAACAGTAAAAAGATTTAGATGATTTGTAGTAATAAAGTTTATGACTTGTACCGCAATGGCAAATAGTATCATATATCATATAATCATCACTATCTGTATATACTGTTCCACCGAGAATTTTCATCAAAGTCTTTATATTTTCAGTAGTTAAAGCTGATTTGAGTTCTTCGGCAGTCATTTATTCACCGCCTTAATTTGGATTCAGAATGTTATCAATGACCTTCACAGCATCAACGTCTACCGTTGTATCAAACATTTCGGCGTTGCCAACATCGTCAAATTCAAATTCAATAATCGTTTTTTCAATATCATCTATAAGCTCATAATTATAATCCGTGACAAAACAATCCATCTCTCGCATTGTACCAAGATTGATTTTAGTCCAGATAACAATAGCTTTCCACTTTCCTCCACGATTTTTGAATATCCAATATGCCATATTGGGAACAGTAGGATTAAAGTTTCCTCGTGCTTCGAGTATTGGTTTAAGCTTTTTAAGGTCTTTAGTTGTAACAGGTAATGCAAGCATACCACCGTCAGCTTTTTCAATAATACTCTTTGAGCCTTTCAATGCTCCCGAATCCTTATTTATATCATCTTTATATGTATCATTTAGCTGAGTAGATGTTCCTAAGAAAACATCGTACTTATTACAAGCTGATTTTAAAGCTGCACTAAACAGGAACAAAATCTGGTCTGTTCTAAGTCGTGTTTTGGTTTTTTCAAAGTAATAAGCATAAAGAGAAGGACTGTCATTGATGTAATCAAAGAAAACATACTCAATTTTCTGATTTATTATGTATTGTTCAATGGTTTCACAGATAGTATCAATGGTAAAGTCGGGTTGGTATTCTCCGTACAGCAGTGATTCTTCCACAATTTCAGCGGATTTATTAAGGACTTTTTCTTCTTCGGGAGTTATATCTTTCCATTCTTCAAGTCTATCCTGTTCAATTCCGCTGATATGAGCGAGTAAACAGTCTTGAATTTCTTCCTTTGTTAGCTCTGTTGATATGAATAACACTGGTCTTTTTTCGCCTGTTGCTACCCACTCTTTCTTTTGCCAATCATAAATCTTATCACAAGCTATGTTTACAGCATCAGCCATACTTGAACGAGATTTACCACCGCCTGAGATAGAACTTCGAATAATCATCTTTTTGCTTCTCATTCCACGATATACTGTGGTAAGATAACCGCTCTGAAAGGGATAACCATATGTATTAGTCTGATTTTTATATTCAGATATTCGATTTTTAATATCATCACCTGCGTGAAAAGAATAATTATCTCCAAATGCACTTTTCCAAAGATTTTTAAAATCACTGAATTTACAGCATATTTCATTAAGCACGTCTGTACTTGTCATACTATTGAATTTATCAAGCTTAACTTCGTCTTCTTCATCATACAAAAATGATATATCCAGCTTTAAAGATTCAACTGCATTTCTGATAATTGAATATTTACGCACTGTATCTCTGTAAAATCCAGCGTTTAAAAGCTTATCTGCGGATTCTGCAATTGCCTTATCTATGTAATTCCAACCGTCATTATTCTTCCAAACAGTAGTTGCACTTGGGAACTGAGCAATTTCATTTTCTATTTCAACAGGTGAAATTTTTTGTATATTTCCCTTTTTAGCAATATTAACAATAGCTCCCCAAATTGTTTTATGAAACGTTTCTGAATAATCATAAGCGTTTGTTTCATACTTTTCATCAAATATCATTTTGGGATTATTGCAATAACAACCTAAAAGCAGGAATATATTTCTTTTATCAACAAGACCTTTAACGTCCAACTCAGTAGTCACTCCCCTTCTATAAATTTATCTAAATCTATAAGGTAATTATTTTTCTTTGATTTAGGCTTTAATTTTACTATCCGTTCTTTTTCTTCGAAATTATAAGCCTTTTCACTGTTCAACTGCTGTTCCTTAAAATATTTTTCAGCGTTTTTATATTCATTTTTGACTTGAAAGATACCATATTTTATATTGAATTTATCTCCGATAATGTTTTTGACATACCAAAGTGTATATCCAATAGCAGCGTAACTTAAATCATAGTCTTTTTTGTAATTTTTTATCTGTGTAATTATCATTCCTGTGGGTTCATCACATTCAAAATACTCACAAATCATAGATATAAGCGTTTTATAATCTTCACTTTCAGAGTGTATTATTTCATAACATTGCTTGCAATATGATTTGTTGTTATGTTTGAATATTTCTTCCCCTCGGATTTCTTTATTGCAAAGTTTGCAGTGTGCAGGTCTGCTTATATAATCACTTCCTGAATAGACAAAACAGGCGGCAGGCTATCCACCCACCGCCCTTTTGTTATCTATTTAATTATATTATCAGATACCCTTAGATGTCTTGAGTTCTTCAAGCTTCATAACAACTACCTGTGCAAGGTCGATCTGAGTAGGAAGAATGTCGTCAAACATCTTAGCAGAACCGTCCTCATTCTGACCTATTGTGGTCTTGAGTACATTCATTGCTTCATTAAGATAACCATTTTCAGCAAGAATTGAACCAAGTTCCATACCTCTTGACTTTACTTCATCAAAAGAAACCTCGTCCTTGATTTCTTCCAGTGCAGGAACATCTACAAGTTCAGTCTTGTCATACTTGGCGTTAAACAGCTTTTCAAGATTACCCTTAATTTCAGACACATACATCTTGTCAGGCAGTCCCCAAGTATCTTTAAGTTCAATATATTCGGAGGTCTTCTTAAACGTAATAAGTCTGTCTGCATTTACATTACCCTTTGCCTTTGGGTCAATAGAAACCATTCCGACAAGGAAAGCATCGTGGAAAATCTGATTCTTAGTAGCCTCATTCAGCTTGCACTTGTATGTAATTGCGCCTGTCTTGAAATCAGTTGTCTTGTAGGACTGCACTGCAAAATGGACAGGAAGTCCGAGATTTCTGATTTCGCCTACAATACCCATTACAGACGAAAGATACTTCTTACCACGAGCAAAACCAATATCTTCAATAATTTCAGTTTCCTTGTTTGAAGCTATATATCTGCTTGCCATTTCCTCAAACTTATCTGCTGTATCAAATACTACGCAAGAGAAACGCTCTCTTGTCTTTGGATTTTTGAGCTGTGATGCAACAGCAAGGACATCAGGAATAGAATGTACTCTGACAGCCATAATGTTCTGAATAGTTTTATATCTATCCTCAAACATTACAAACAGAGGAACTTTGCCTTCAGGAGCAACAGAACGGAGGAAACGATTGAGCGAATCTGTCTTTCCGTCTCCTGTCTCACCCATAAACACAACAGGATAACCACTGAAATCTGTGCTGATCTTATTCTCTTCAAGTGTCATAAGGTTAATCATATATTATTATTTCCTTTCAATAATTACAAATTCAAATATACAGTTATTTATGTACAATTACTTAGCAAAAGGGTTCTTTGAAGCAAAGGGGTTAGACGTAGAAGCTGACACTGTGTTTTCAGTTGTTGTGTTTGACGATGAACTATTCTTCTTGCCATTCTTTACTTCTGCGATAGTTGCATTTCTTCTCGAAATGAGCTGAGAACAAATTTCATCGGTAAGACCAACAGAATAAATATCTACAGGTGCTACACCACTCGTTACTTCATTCTTTCTTACTGTATTTGTGAATGTCTTTACAATATCCTTACCGAAAGCTGCCTTTTCAGTCTTTGTTGTGGTTTCTGTTCTATTGATTACATCTCCACAAACCTTAGTAAATACACCTTCTGAATACATACTTCTAAAAGTGTCTGCAAGATCGGCAGGAATAGTCAGTCTAAGAGGAAACATATCCTTAACGTCAAATGTAGCATCTTTACCGTTACCCTTCTTAATCTGATTGATTACATTCATAATAACAATCAGATTTCCAGTAGGAGTTTCCTTAATAATTTCATCCTTAATACTTGCTATTACACCGGCAACCTCAAATGTCGCTGTGGGGGAAGATGCTTCATACTTTTCCTTAGTAATTCTGTTGATGAAGTTAGAAGAAATAGTATTGATCGTTACAAGCTCGTTTGTATTCTTAGACACATAGTCCATTACACCAAATGAAGCAGATGTAACCTCGACATAATCAGGATCATCGGGATATTCTTCCAGAGTTCTGTACTCGTTCATAACTGTACTGAGTGACTTATAAATCTTATTTTCTTCCGATGTGAAGTTACCATTCGCATCCTTCTTATACTTATTAGCAAAGAATCTAACCGAGTGTTCACCTTCATCGGTTGTTCTAATAATTACTTCACCACGAATACACTCAATATCATTGTTAGTTCCGTATGTAGCTTCTTCAAGTGTGTGCTTAACAAGAATACCAGCCATTGTAATTGTGTTTTCAAACTTCTTCATACTCATAAATTAAAAATCCTTTCAATATGTATAATTTAATTATTTTTACGCTTATATTATTATTTACTTACAATTTTAAAATCCAATAAAATCTTGGTTTAGTCGTGTTCTGTCTCTCGCCCTGTAACTCATAATTTAATTCCCTCCTCGGTAAAATATGTGTGTCATTATTGTATAGCCACAATCTTCGCAAGAGTAATAATATTCATCACTACTATTCCTAATGTGAGAAGAACTTACAAATTTATAATGACCGCCACATTCAGAACAAATTCCGTTGTTATATTCTTTTTCAGACTGTTTTACTTCAATTTCAGACTGATTTGCTTCAATCGTTCCACCAATAATACCTAATGCTATTGGAATAGAGATATGCTATTGGAATAGAGATAAATAAAATAGAAAATACAATAACTTTTACAATGTCGTTCGTTAGTTCTTTAACATTACCCATAAATTCTATTTATTCCATATTCAACAGCACACTGGTGTTCTATCTTACAACCTCTTGCCGTATCCCAACCAAAACAGAAATAAGCAACGTCAGCATCTGCAAGAAGTTCAACAGCCTTAGAAAGATACTTTAAAGGAATACTCCCTCCTGTTGGATTATAGTCCTCAAAATAACTATCAATAATCTCAACTTCTCTGTTAGGGAAAATCTTCTTGACCTTATCAATAGCAAGATTTCTTTCTGTAAGAATTTCTTCCTCTGTCTTATCTCTCATTACCTGAGAAATAAATACCTTAATTGGCTTTGTTTCATCCATTTTAATCACTCCTTTTACAAAATAAGAATATCTATATAAACGTCCTTTCGGACGGAATTAAGATAAAATCTATATAAACAGCTTAGAGCTGATTAACTATGTTTTCATAACACATTTTATGACATTAATCCCTTATTTATGACATTTATACACAATTTGCGTAAAATATTTGTTTGAAATAGCCCTAGACTTTTTTTTTAAAACGTGGTATATTATAGAGTGCGTTCACAATCAGTAACTGATTGTGCGAAAAATAGTCCGAGACGCCTTAGAAAAAATAAGTTCATGTTTAAGGAGGGCGTATCAAATGAAACCAAAAAGGCATCTCGGCATAAGACCACAGTTAAATACCAATGTTAGTACTCACGAAAAATCTCAGGCAACTTGTAAGAAACGTAAGAGCAAGAAACTTAAAGGTGACCAGTATAGACCTATAAAGGAGTCTGTTGTAAAAAGTGGAAACCCCAAAACCTATATATCAAACTTTTCTCCTCCACAGTTGAAGGCTTTTGCGAGAATTATCATTTGTACGGGTGTTTCATTAGCAATAATGATCTTTTCTTTGGACTTATTGGTATATTTTATAGGTCTTATCAGATGACAGATAAATAGTAGGAAAGGACGAGTCCGATGTCTATTGAGGAATCAGCAACGTAGCGATCACTGTTCATTGCAATGGTGGTCGCTTTTCGTTTATATAATTCCCCACTACAAAACATTTCTTTTATTGTGTTATGCGTTTTCCATCATAAATTTTTCTCGATTGAGAATTTCACAAGCCTTTGCTGCTGCTTCTTCAGTAAAATAAACAACAAAATAATTGTGCATATAACATGGTGTGCATATAAAACACTTTTTCTCATTATCGTAATACACAAGCCATTTACGTTCATCTGTATCCCAATCAGGAAAATAATCAGGACACAGCAACTCGTGAAGCTGCATTAGCTTGTTCTGGATTTTGAGAACATTATCACGATACCATTTAAGATGCGTTTGTGTTTTATTATTAGATTGATATACATTATTAAAATCTATTCGCTGTTTCTCTGATGACATATCTTCCAAAATTGTACTATAAACATAACCAAATGAATCGATGCACATATATGTGTTATGTATCTCAGGAATCCACACTGTTTCATTCTTGTCTTTTTTAGTAAGTTCAGCCTTGAGCTTTTCAATCTCTGTCGTCATTGCCTTGCAGTTGGTTTCAAGTTCTGCAATTTTTTCTTCTGTTGTCATAATTAATCATCTCCATTTAATAATTCTTTCAGAACATCATATTCTTCCTGCGTGAGACTATCAACTCTGTATTCGTATTTGGGCTCACATAATCTTAATTTACCATACCTATTATTAGGGTCTACGGGTTCAGTATAAAAATACTTTTTGCCAGCAGAAGCCATTTCTTCTGCCCATTTAGTTAAGTCTGGTCGTAGATAAATTTGTATTTGTCCATTGTGATTATAAACGTGTTTTAGGTTGGTACAAACTTTATATATTTTACTCTTGATTTGTTTCTCGATATCTTTATCACTTATTTGGCTATCACTCTCCGTAGCCCACGGATATATTTCATTTATTTCATCATCAGTCATAATGGAATTAATCTCAATTCCGTTGAACTTCATTTTAACGACCTCAGATGTTTGCTCGGCTATTTTACGGATAGTTTCAATAGCTGTCTCGCGAAACATACCTTTTGGCACTTCGTAATAAATCATTGTTATCACTCCTTCTTAAATATTGTTTTTTTAAATTTAGTTTAAACCAGACCGGCACCAGAAATATGCTTTAGATACTTTTCAGATGTAATAATCTCATGAATCGCATTTTTAAAATCCATTATATTATATGAATGCCAATGCATCTTCCAACTGCTTTCACCTTCCTTATATCCAAACAGTAAGCTTCCACCGTAGGTATATTTTATGTTATCCACCGTCATATTCTTAATGACAGGAATTTCAAGCTGAAAAATATAATCAAAATCATTTGTAATAAATTCTATTGCATAGGCATATGTTTCCATACCATATGTCATAATATTAATTATTTTAACATCATTTATTTCAAGTGCTTTTGATATTTCTTCAGAAAGCCAATCATATGATATCTTTTCATCGTATTTACGTCTTTTATCACAACTTTTTTTAATCATCAACCATTTTTGTGCATTTTCTAATATATTTTCATTCACCCAGCCATAATAAACATTTCGTTTAATAGTTGCCACTAAATTGTGCGTAGTTAAATCCAATAATGATTGATGTCTTTTAACTTCTTGCTTTTCTTTTTTAAGAAGTTCCTTTGCATCAGAAATAGTTTCCAACCCAGAAATGCTTATACCTTTATATTTATCAAATTTATCAAAAATATAGTTCTTCCCATCGTCATAAAAATCTCCTTTTTCATTAAGATACATCATTTTTCAATTTCCTCCAAATAATCTCCAAAGCTCATTATCACAAACATTATAATAAGCTGGTGTATATATCTGAAAAGTTTCTTTCAAATATGAACGACAAGCGTCTTGTACTCTTCTTCGAAATTCAGCTTCGCTCATACCTTTTTCTTTAGGCTTGATTTCACCGTTTTTGACTTTAATTGCTATTGGATTATGTTTATGTTGTCCCATATTATTACCTCCACAAAATCAGAATTTTATTAAGTCCTTTCCCATTCATCATATGTAAATTTGCCAACAACATAAGCAGTAGGCTCATCTACACCAAAAGCATTAAAAATGCTTTTTATCTTTTCCTTATCTGTGGCGTCTACTACAAAACTATCACAAAGACAGGTTGCGAGTGTTTTGCCACGCCTTGTATTGACCATAACTAAATCTCCAGCTTTGAGTGATTTATCATCAGGAACAAGAAATACATATTTTGCTCCGCAATTTTCGTGCTTTACTATTACAACGTTCATTTTTATAATCGTTACCTCTTTTACATTTTAATATCAATTTTATAGTTATCTTACGATATTATTTTCATAATGTGAAAGATAAGTTCTTGCATACCAAATAGATACAACACAAATACCTTCGTTAGAAAATAACACATACTCATTTGGTTTATTATCTTTCAGCCAGTTAAATATTTTAATATATAACATTCCTTGTGCTTCGTTAAGTGTCTTATGAGAATAATCATCTTCATAATCCCACGTATCCAGATATTTGTTTTTTGTAAATACTCCATTAGTTATATTCAAAAGAAAATTTTGAAATTCGGATTCTATTTCATCGTACATTTTTATGCCCCTTTCTTTCACCGATAGGTTTCACTCATATTTAGGCTTTCACACTGTTCTTCGGTATAAAATTCATTATGTATATCATTATAATAAGAAACCAATGTGGGAAACTTATCTAAATAATCAAAAAATCTTTCTATTGCTTTATCTGTATCTTCACCAATAAGAACAGTAAATGATATTGCCGGTTTGACTTGTATTGTTTTCACTAATTTAGTCATTATTGATTTCCTTATCCTTATTTAATCCAAAACAACTTTTGGGAAATTCTTATAAGAGCCATCTACTCTTTTTCTAATGATATCTGCCTTTCGATGTTCACCTTGTTCTTCATATGCCTCGATAATAAAATGAACATAGTTATCGAATTTTTCATTATTACCTTCATAATGAGCAGATATTAGATTTCCAATAGTTACAACATTGATATTTTTCATTATCATTCCTTATTTTCTAATAACCAATCTATGCTTGTAGCTTTTTTATCGCCATCAGATATTACCCCTCTGAAAAAATAAGCAATATTACACATATACTGTGAATCATCACTGCTGTACCAAGAATAACCATATTTAGCAGGAGCTGTCTTAAACCCATAAACATTTTGTGTCATATCCACTGCGATATATTCATACCCCATAGCTTTAAAACCTTTGAGGATATATACCTCTTTTTCTGTCAATTTTCTGGGCTTTCTTATTTCAAAACATTCATCGGTTTCGGGGTGTGTATTTGACCAATTCTGAACCGCTGAAATAGATTCCGATGAAATTTTACTCTTACATACTCCACTGTCATGATGAATCGGACACATCCAACAGTCATTGATTGAGGAACACATTCTCTGCAATTCATGTCCATAATCTAATGTCTTAGCGCAATCGTATCTTTTAGCTTTGGGGTTATTATGTATCTGTTCAGCTTTCATTTTTATATCCTTCTCTTTTATCTCATTTACTAAAATGTTTGCTTCTTTTTCAAATTTTGCAAGATTTGCAAGAGAAACAATAAGGTCTATTGATGGAATCGCCATTATTATTTCTTTTAATTTTAGAGCAATTTTGTCTGTGTCTATTTCAATCTTACTCATTTTAACACCTCATCAGTAATGCTTAATGTTCTATAATCTAATGTATTAGAGCAATTATATCTTTTAACATTCATATTATTATCTCCTCATTTTAATCATTCAATCTATTTTTAAGTTCTTCAAAAATATCATTATTTGAAACTTCTGATAAACTATCAAAATCCACAGGAATTATAATATTATATAATGTAGTGCCATCTAAATCGCTATTTACATTATCAATATACGCATCATCAACAGTTATATTTGTTTTATCAATGTTAATAGTTGCTTTTCTTTGTCCTCTGTCATTCATTATACGCAATGTTGTTTTATTAAAACGGAGATGTTCTTGCCAATCCTTTATTTCTTTGTCAAACATTACATAAAAGTCATTTTCTGAAATGTTTAATAACAAGGCTGATATTTTTCCAAGACAAACCAAATATTCTATTGTGGGACAAGTTGCTATTATCTCGCCTAATTTTGAAGTAAATTTATCTTTATCTATTTCAATTTTGCTCATATCTTAACATCTCCCTATATTTAATAAAATTTAAGTTTTATTGTAAAAATTGAATTTTAAACTCCGCATAAACACTGGGTTTCAGGGGTATTGATTTTTACAATTTTGTTATTGGAGCGGAAGTGTGGTGATGAACCACATAAGTTTTGATATAATCACAACTTTAGCATCAGGCGTTCCGCAAAAATAACAGATAAGACGATAAATAAAATAATATCCTCAACAGAATACTTAGTTTACTTGTGTCTGATAAGAAATCTTCAGAATAACACAAATGTAACATATGAAACAATAGCTGATAATCTTGGTATGGACGAAAGTAATGTTGGAACAGCTATAAGAGGATTATATGATGCAGGAGCCATAACTATTGATAAGAGTTACAATGAAAAGTAACATAACTATAATAAAACTATTTTGTCTTATCTGTTTTGGTACTCCCAGACGGATTCCAACCGTCACACCTTTCGGTACTTGATTTTGAGTCAAGCGTGTCTTGCAATTTCACCATAGGAGCAGATGAGTGCCTGATTATCCTCACAGGCTTTTGGGCGGTTCATTCTAAAGTTTATCCTCATCCGCTAAAACCACAAAGTCGCTATCCGTCTCGTGAACTACTCGCCTACTCTTGTTCTACAAACAACCCTAATGTTGCTGTTTTCTCCAATTTCAGATTTGGTGTCTGTGAGAGAACTCGAATCTCCAACTTCTGAATTAAAAGTTCAGTTTTCTACCAATTGAAATACACAGACATATCATCTGACTTTTTATATGGGAGTCAGAAAACCATTTGCATTTTATTATTTACCTATGATTATGTATTACCTAAATTGAATCACTATTTTCTTGATATCTGTAGTCTCCAAAATATTTTATTTCAGCTTCTTTCCTTACTCTAATTGCATCCGATATATCAGTATATAAGCCTAAATTTACTAATTTGTTTTTATACTGAATCAAAACTTCCCATTTGCTCGAAGGAGAATGCCAATAAACGCCTTTATACCCAGAGGTATTATCTTTTCTTGGCGTAGAGTTGCTTGCGTTTTGTTGATAGCTTACTAATCTCAATTGTGATTTTCTGTTATCTTCTTTTTTATGAAAAATATGATCTACAATTAAATTATCTTTATTAAAATCTTTCAATATAAATCTATGCATATACATCATTTTGTTTGAATTATGTGTATGAGTAACAACATACCCATCACCGTTTATATACCAACAATATTCTTTAATCTTATCATAATCTTCTAAGTCAAAATAAAATTCTTCACCTTTAGAAGTATAACCAACACCATATTTGCCAGATAAATCATATGTATTAAACTTGCGTTTAGCAGGATTAACTAATGGGTTTTTAAAAGGATTTAAACACCCGCAAGAAATACATAAACCTGCTTTTAGACGATTAGTTATTGTAGTATGATAATTTCCACAATCACATTTACATAACCACATCACCTTTCCATTTTTATTTTCGGCTCTTTCGATTACTTCAAGTTTTCCGAATCGTTGACCTGTTAAATCTTGAAATTTTCCTATATTTATCACCTCATTTAATTGTACCCTTGACAGTACCGCTCTGTCATTAGCTCTCGCTGTGTTCTTTACACTATAGGGTCTGATTGGTGGGTGCAACACCCACCGTTTATGGAGGTTATAAATTTAGAAGCCTGTGGTTTGGGATTTCGGCTCTGCCCCGAAACTATCAGCGTCAAAGACTGATGTACTTCTCATTATACTAATCCCAAATATATTTATTTTAAAGCCTAATTTTATTATTTACTTTTATTTGATTACATATATATTATACTCGATAATTCTGCACTTGTCAAGTGCTTTTGCAAATATTTTATTATTTACTTTGTTTTATGTATTGGAAGTGAAAATCACTTCCATATTTCTCTTAATCTTCTGCCTTCTCAATACTCTGTCTGAACTTATTGTATTCGCTCACCATACGATATGCTTTGGTCACTGAAGTATTGAATGTCCGAGCATATGTTTCTGCACTATTCATGTCTCCAGAAAAGACATAATCATTTTTTCTTTCATACTGATACATTTTATTGAACATACCTGCTTTTTTAACATTGGGAGCTTCCAGTCGCACATCCTGTATAGATGCCCCCATTGCGTTCCACTTTAAATTTACGAAACTTGATTTCTTTTCGGAATTAAATAAATTATCATATGTCCAATTCTTTGTTTTTCTTTTATACTGTCTTTTTACGCTATTTTGCTCATCTGCCTGCAATTCTAATATTTCCGAATACAGGTCATCAATAAACTGAATTTCCTCATCTGAAAGTTCAATAGACTTTCCATTGACGGTCAGCTGTTTGGTACTGATTATATTCCTTGCATCAGACAATGTAATAGAAATCATATCATCTGTTGTAAGTTGCTCCCAAAGAAATACATTAAATACATTGAATTTCTTTTGTCGCACAACTAAACTTTTATACATTTTTTCGGATAATTCAGATTCTTGCAGAATAAGATACTCCTCTTCTGCTTGAGTTAACGCCTGTTTCAATTCTGAAAAAGTAGCAAAGTATTCATCTTTACCGCTTTCGGTTTTTATATTGGATACTATACTTTTAAGTCTATTGATTTCGTAAAAACTATCCTTTATGGATAAATCATAAGTCTTATTTACCCATCTGTAATAGTCACACAAAACGCCGTATAAAGCATTTAAAGTAGTAATTTTCTTTTTATCAGCTTCTACAGCATCAGCAATTTCCTCGGCTGACATATCAAATATATTTTTCTCTACTTTGTTTAAACACGATATCCTCAGTGCGTAATTACCAAAACTGGGATTCTTTTCAATAATATGCTGACAATATTCTTCAAAGTATGGTACCATATAATCGTCCTTTCTATATTCACTAAATCAATTTTATCATCTTCTTTCTGATTTGTCAAGATAAATTATACAGAATACGCAGAATTATTTTCCAGACCAAAGCTTGCAGCGATGGCTCTATCAATACAAGTCATCATTCTTTCACCAAGCTTTCCTGCCCAGCTCAGAACTCGGCTCTTATCAATAGTTCTTATCTGTTCTGTCATTACAGTAGTAGGCTTTGTTAATCCGGTCTCTACAGATGGATTTATACTTACGTGCGTTACCATTGGCTTTTTCTCCTTACTGGTCATGATAGCCACTATAAGGCATGGTGAGTGTTTATTTCCTACTTCATTTTGTATTATTACGGCTGGACGGATATCACCTTGTTCTGAGCCGACCGTATCTCCAAAATCGACCCAGACAATATCGCCACGGTGATATTCCATCACAGTTGAATGATACTTATTATCATAATGTCTAAAATCAGTTGAGCTATTAGCAATCATTTTTTATTTTCTCCTTTCATTCAGATTAGCAGTAAATCCGTTGTTCTACGTTTTATTATCTATATTTTATCATTTACATATTTTTATTTATACTATATTTTGTGTCTAAATTGCAAATTCTATTATTTCAGAGAGATTGTTAAAAAGCAATATTCCGTCTTCTCTGACCTGACAATAATCTGTTCCTGTTAATTCATCGGATCTTATCTTCCCTTCCAGTTCGTATTTATCTTTGACAATATTTCTTAAAATTGGCTTGAACCACTGTGTAAAGGCTATTCCAAGGATATTATCATATGTATCTTCTATAATATATACTATATTATTACCTTTCATCAATTCAAATTCCACCTTCTCTTTGTGAGGTGTGATATTGAGATGAGTTTCTTCGCTGGTGTCGGTATCAATATCTTTTATATTTGTGTATATGCGTTTGACTTTACTACCATCTATAAATGTGAGAAATTCGATTTTTCCGTTTTTAAAACATTGGGACAACTGATTTTTTATATCTTCTGTATTCATTTTTATCGATCCTTTCACGTTACTTACAAAATTTTCGCTTAAATTGCCACACTATTCCCTTATATACGGACTTGCCATAAGGGAACGAGAAAACATTCCCATTGGCATTTATCCATATTTGATGGCTTCCGTTACCGTTTCGAAGAAATGTGAAACCATTATCCGTTAGCATTGCGAGAAACTTTCTGATATCCATTCTGCATTCCTCTCAACATATTTTTAGCTTTATTTGTCGCAAGATTGTGTTCATACTCCTTTAATGCAATAAATAACTCCGCTTCATCTCCATAGGAGTCAACATTGCAAACATAACATTCGACAGGATAAGGATTTTTATCATAAATTTTATCGAGTGCTACTTTCATTTCCACATCATCAACTATATAATATTTACCGCCACGATGACATACAATGAAGGGCTTTAATTTTATCTTATCAAAATCACGAACATATTGTTCCACCCAATATTTACATGGGTTTTGATGATAACCGCCATTTTCCATAGTCATTATAAAAAGTTCATTTGACATTAAGGTACGTTTGGTAAAATCATAAGGAAGATTGTATATTTTCATTTTAGACCTCCATTACTTCAAGCACAGAATATCTGCTACTTCATCAATAGTTATTTCTCTGTATGTATTACCCCTGACATCAATTTCAAAACAAATGCAAGGCTTCTCTTCCTTATACTTATAAAACTGTTCTATTATCATTGAATCCCAATCTGTTTTCCTTCGAGTTAATCCCTCGGTCTTATAAGCACAACTTTCATTATAGCCAAGGAAGATAGTTCTTCCGTATTTTTCTGTATTTCTTGATTTAATTTCAGAGAGTGTATTCTCAGCTATCATAATACTTGATAGCTTTTCCACTTCGTCTCGAAGATACTTTTCGTCTGCCTTTACTTTACCATTATAACCAATAAACTGGGCATATTTGTTGAGCATCTCATCATATATATTCATTTCAAATTCCTCCAATCAGGCTTTAAGCCAATGATATTGTTGTCTGTGTACGATCTGCGAGAGTGTCAATAACGATATTTCCGCAAACGGTGGGAAATATAGCTGTTACTCTCTCGCCGTTTTTTACTTCATCGTAATGCTTAGAAACATTTTCAGCCCACATACCTTTTATATGTGCATAAAGAGCCATAGCAACATCTTTTGCAAGCATAGGATTTTCCTTCTGCTTTGTCTTGAGGTCATCACTGACCTTGTATTTCCCTATCTGTAACACCATTATCAATCCTTTCTTATTACTGGAAATTTGCCTTTATATCCGATAGTTTTAAGAGCTATATATCTCGTATACCCATCTTGCAGAACATTATCTTTATTTACCTTAATTGGTTTCCCATCGAGATAATCCGACAACGTATATTTCTCAACAGCTGTCTTTACCTGTTCAACACATTTATCAATTTTTTCTTTTTTAGGTGGACTTACTTCAAAGATTTTGGGAACTGATATTTCATCAACACTCAGCCAATCTGCTGTAGCTGAAAGCCTACGAAGAAATTCTTCCCGATTTGTTTCTTCTACCAAAACAGCCTTGATTTCTTTTATACCGTCTCTTACGGCTATGGTATAATCCTTCCATCCGGTTATAAGACTATATGTACCGTTATCATTCTTATGGACAATGACAAGGAGACTTCTAACTGATTTCTGCAATCCAAAGATCGTCGAGGAATCATTCTTTGTATGAATATCAGATATCATTCTGATCTGGCTTACAGGTGTAATTTCATAATTTTTTCTTTTCCGAGATAATGCTCTAAATTCTTTAACGGTCATTTATATCATTCCTTTCAAATCTTATATCCGGATAATCTTTCAAATTCTTCCAATCCAAGGTTAAGGTCAAGCCATTTCTGACGAAGCTTCAAAGGGTTTACTGTCATATAATATTTTAATGTTGTATTAAGGTCGGCGTGAGCTACGGCTATAGAAGCAACTGCTGCATTTCTATCGTCCTCCCAGCCTCGAGATATAAACTCGCAAAAAGTTTTCCGCATAGCATGAGACGAATAATGCCCCATGATGCCAAGCTTTTGAGTTATTGCTTTAAGCCATCTGCCGATTGATGATACAGTCATAGGGGCAATTTCCCTCTCACTTCCTTTTTCATCGTACCTCTCCCCTGTTGTGATTACATCTGCGATTTCTCCGTATTCATCATATATAAATTCATCGAAATATGTTCTACGGTTTCCATCACCTCTAAAAAGATAATTTTCAGAAGTTAATCCCTTACGATCAATAAGGTACTTGAGAACAGTCTTTACTGCTTTATTAAAATACACAGGTCTTGCTTTATCTGTCTTCTGTTCAGCGATATACTTAATATCAAGAATGTTTCCTTTCTCATCTGTCACATCTTTCACTCTGAATGAAAGAATGTCGCCACAACGATAGCCTGTATTTATTCCGAAAACAAACATTGCTGCTTTATGGTATGCTTTTTCTTCAAAACACTGACGGATAACAGCGTTGATATCGTTCTCGTACATAAATGCGTCCGCAGAATGTTTGGTGGGTGCTTCTACATCGGTAACAACAACTTGTCTATGTGCTACTTTACGCCTATTTTTTCGAGATGATATATCAATAATATTGGCTGTTCCGTTGTTATAGGCTATCGCTGCGTTCATAGTGATTTTCCCTCCGTATCAAAGCATGTAATCAAACGCTGTATATTGGCTTTATTTTACCTCTTTTAGACATCTCATTATACTTATCCCTAAGAGTTTCCGTCCAGTTGATAGGATAAGACATTTTGAGATTTTTAGCTGTATTGATAAGCATCTGAGGTGTATATTTTGCCAAAGCTTCAACAAGTCTTGCTGTAACGATATTATCACCATAGAGCTTTAAAAATTCCATTGTTCCAGCGATTATTTCACCCTGCAAACTGCTTTCTCTTCCGCTGTAAGCTTCGACAAGACACTTGATTGCAAGAATGGTATCGCCAGCATCCTTTTTAAAAAGTTTTTCTACTTTTTCAACAGCATTAATTCTCATTCCAGTAGTTGTCTTTTTATCATAAGGTAATCTACCGCCGACACGGGAAACTTCTAATGCAAGTTCACAAGGAAGCTTTCTGCCTGCTTCAAAGGCAGCTACTGTCAGCTCGCCAAATTTATGTTTGTGTGTTTTTTCATACTGTGCAACTGTCCAATCGGCTTCTGACGAATAGTTCATTCCTTTATGTACAATACACTGCATATCAACAGGATTGTTTCCATTTACTCCTTCACAAATCAATATTGTATGCTGTCCGTCCATAACATAATATTTGCCATCACGATAAGAAACGTGAACAGGTTCGACTTTTTCAGGGTCAAATTCAGCAATAGCATCCCTAACAAACTTCATATTGATGTCACGCTGATAATCCTGCTTACTCTTGAGCAGAGATGAATTAATAAGTTTTATTGTCCAAGTAGGGTATGTATTCATTTTTTATTCCTCCATTATTGTATCTGATTTATTTATAATCGCTTCTTTAAAAGAAGTAATTGATGTAATAACCTCATTAAGGATAATAGTTATGTCATTTAGAGCTTCGTCTCTTGTATAACGCTTATCCGTTACAGTTTCTACCATACCAGTATAATCTTCAAGTGCTTCCAAATAGTTGTCTGTCTGTGATTTGAACATACTTGTTATCATAGCAAAAGTTAACTGTGTTTCAGTATCGTCCTTTAACCGTTTTGCACGTTCTTCAAGAGATATGGCATCAGTAGCTACTATTGTAGCATTACGCCTTTTATATAATTCAGTTGAGGATATGTCACCATTAAAATACAACTGTTTATCCTCATCTTTACAGTAGTTTAAGGCACTTATGACCTTGCTTGCCTGAGCAATAGATTTTTCGGCAATGACCTTATTTACGCAATTACAATTGATTTCACTATTTATAAGCCTATCACAGCAAAAAAGTATGGTTTTACAATCTTTAATTGCCCGATCAGGCAGAAGTAATAATCGGCTCACGTCCCGATAAACAGTTTGTATCTTTTTGTTCTTCGTATCCAATGTCGCTTGTTTGTCCGCAACTTCCACCAACTGACGGCACAGCTCTAACGTCATTGGTTTTTTCGTTAAGAGAGCTTTCAGTTTCATTATCTGTGCAGTTACTGCTTTCTGCTCTTTCTTCTTCATGAGTAATGCTTCCTTTTTCTGTGTTGTACTCATCCTCATCATCTCCATTATCATTTTCAGCTGTATCAAGATATTCGTCAACAAAATCATAAATTATACTTTGTCTTTCTTCTACACATTCGGAAGAATAAAAAGAACTGCCACCGTCTTTCGCATTGCACGCATCAACAAATCTCTTATAACAATCACTCTGCCAAAATGCACGAAGAAAATCAATAAACGATTTTCCATTCTTTTTGTTTGCATTAAATGCTTTGAAATTGTCAAGACCTAAAATGTAATGAGGAATCGTAATAGAGTCAAATCTTTCAATTTCTTCACCTGTAAGATTATTTTTGTTTTCAGCAAGTTCATTTACAAGATTGAAAAGCTTATGTTTTGTATGGTCTTTAACATATTCATCAAAATCATTATCAGCAAACTTAGTCATAGCAGAAGAGCCGAGATTTGTATAGTTATAACGTGTCATCATCATAAAGATTCTGATTACACAACAAAGAATACTATCGTTCTTTGCCTTACAGCCCTTACTGTCGTTCCACAGTTCACTGTCACAAATGGGCTGTACATTACGCATATTTTCTGAACCAAGAAGGAAACGCATCTTCTGATAAGAATTAGGCGTTTTACCGTTATTCATACAGAACACAATATCATCGAGTTCTTCGTCCGTAAAGCCTTCGTGTATATATGTTGTAAGCCGATATTTATCTAAGAAAACCTTAATGGCATCTGGAAGTTGAGAATATTTCTTATTGGCAATTTCGATTTCTATCTTCATTTCATTACCTTCCTTGTCTATACCCCTGCACGCAACGGACTTTGCTCTTTTATCAAGAGCAAATTTATCATGGTAAAAATCCACAAGGGCGGTTGTTCTCTGTAAGCCGTCCAGCAATGACGTTACAGCATAACTTTTACTTTCAGCACGTCCTTTGGCAAGAGCTATGCTTCCAATTGGTCTATTGTGGAGAGCTGCTTCGATAAGTTTAGATTTTTGCTTCCTTGTCCACTGGTCATCAGTACGCTGGATAAGCGGATCACGGCAAATTTCTCCGTTATCTACTTCTTCCACATACATTTTTACAGAATAAGGTATCATCCGTACATCGGATTCTTCACGCACACGCTCTGCAATGGTATAGGTAGTTCCATCGATTTCTATAACATTGAAATCTTTTTTCTTTGCCATAATTTATTCCTCCTTTATATACTTATTCCGATAAACTCGCACTGCTTCTTCAATAAATGCATTAAGACTTAATCCTTGTTTATCTGCTTCAGACTTCCATTCATCTTTTACACCTTTTTTGACTGTAACAGATATTCTGTCATATACTTTCGCATTATATTTGTTCTTTGCCTTTGTTGATGATTTTCCCATTATTTAAACCTCCAATTTTAAACTTTGAAATTGTCTTGAATAATCAAAAGACTTTACTAATCTATTCATCCCTAAATAGAAAACTTTGTAGTACATATGTAATCACTCTTTTTTCACTTAATTATTCAAAACAATTTTTGACCGCTCTTGACAAATTCAAAAACATATGTTATGATATAAAACTAAGGTTTTATTTTACTTTATTGGTTGACCTTGGTATAATAATACCACATATTAGGGAACTTGTCAATATATTTGTGGTATATTATTGTACAATTTTTTCTATCTTATTTTGTTAAATATTCCTATACCGAAAGGAGCATGAGCATGTATGAATCAATTTTCTTTACAAGTAAAAGAATATTTATTAAGAAATAATCTTAAACAGAAAGACATTGTTGAAAAGCTGGGGTTATCCAAAAATGCAATCAGTCAATCACTTAATCGTGATAACATTTCTCTTGACAAAATGCTTCTCATTGCCGATGCTTTGGACTGCGACCTGGAGATTAAGCTTGTGCCGAGGTCTAAGTCTTAACATAATTATAATGTAAAATAAGGAGTTGTTATTATGAACAATAGTATCGCTTCCCAGCTCAAAGCTATTGAAAAGAAAATCCAAAAGGAATCAGCAGAATACCAAGCTAAATTAAACAAAACATCAAAAAGAAATTGGTTTACGAATGATTTTATGAAAAGTATTCATTCTATATCAATTGAAGCATTATTCGCCAAAGCTAATATTGATATATCTCACATCGATAATTTAACAGACGATGAGATTGCTGAATTAGAAAAAGTCATTCCTTCAAAGTTTAAATCGTGGGAAGATTTTTATAAAGAAGCATTTAAGTTTAATGTCAAGAAATTCATATTAGATTCTCAGTCTAACAGGCGTTAAAAGTATAGTATCTTCATTCAAACTGGATGTAGCCCATTCAAAATTGTCACAGGTGAGATGAGTATCGCTTTTAATCACCCCATCGACTATCCCCTGTTCTACCAAACGATAGAACTCCTTTTCATTGACTTTTGTTTTAATATGTATTGTTAAATTTTTGCTCATATTAACAAACCTCTCTGATTTAATAATCTTGAACAATGTAATTTGATCCACAAGGCATAGAATTTATCTCATTTTCATACGGATCAATATGGGCAACCAAACGTCCGTCTGTAGTGAAATATTCAACAACTTCTCTAAGCGGTTCCTTAGATAAATTGTTACTTGACTTTCCTCCCACTTTAGATTTTACCTCAATAAGAGTAATCATTCTTACTCGTGTTGTAGACGTATAATTTTTTAACATTTTAATTACCTCCTATTTCCGACACAGTTCACAAATAATACAATAAAAATAGTGCGGTCTGACAATTTTTCTATCAAACCGCACTATTTTCTTGATTTTTCGTAGATAATCTGATATAATCAAAAGTAATTGGAAGACCCATACACCCCTTTTCCCCGTATTACTTACGGCAGTTTGACTACCTACAGAGGAGGGGATTTGTATAGAGGTTTTGATTGTCGCACCCCATGTGGGGTGTGTGAGTTGAAATTTGATTATGTATCAGATTATCTACTATATCTATTATACTGCAATGCAGATAATAAATCAAGTCGATTTAGTGCGATTCAGATATTATTTATTTATATATTACATTGGTATCATACCTTTCTGTAGTTAATATTATAATCGAGGTGTTTTTATGTTTGAAACAAATTTATCTAGCAATATTGACCCACATATATTACGTCAAATGAGCGAAAATTATCAAAACAACCAACTAAAAAATGAAATCGCTCAGACAAATAACGCTGAATATATGGCTAAAGTTATTGGTCAAAGAATTGTTGATTTTCAATCTACACTATCTGAGGTACAAGATGTTGCTTTACAAATAATTCAATTCAACAATTCAATTACCCTTTATGTAACAAAGGTGTCCCATCTGGGGTTGGGGCTGATTGTATTTCAAGGATCGGACAGTGCAAACAATCCGTGCGAAATTGTTCAGCATATAAGTCAGATAAATGTGTTAATGGCGATTGTTTCAAAACCTGCTGATATTCCGCATCGGAAAATTGGTTTTTAGGTTTAATACCTATTGCGTAGATTGGCATATATGTCTCATTATTCTGAGAATATGTTTCACCAACCTTCCACATAATATCATCTGCCGAGAGTCTATCCCGCTGCTCCTGAGATAAGCTGTTTAACAGTTTTGTTACTGACGGCTCGTCTATATGGACTTTGAAGTTAAGACTAATCATTTTTCTCATTCCTTTCTATAACATTGCTTACTATTGCCGATGGCATATATTATAAACTTACAACCTTTTATCAAGGAGGACACATAAATGAAATACAGCAATGAATGTATGGCTGATGTGATTCAATGTATATTGGACAACTTACATTTTAAGGACACCTCTCGTAATGGTATATATGATTTTATTCCTATCACCTTTGACATAGTTTTTAATGATGAATCCCTCAAAAAATATTCGTCCGATGAAATTAAGTTTTGCCTTTGTATTTTATACTGCAAAGAATATATATCTACAAGAGGTCAAAAAGGAAGTAATGATTGGGAAATCATTGGAATCACTTCTAAAGGATATGAAAATTTATTTAAGATATAAGTTTATCTTTTCTCGTAAATCATATAGTTCATAACCTTATCCAAAATGTATTGCACTTCGGCAATAGTAAGACCATTTTTGTTTATACATTCAATGCACAAATCATACATTTCTGTATAGTCCTTATAGTCTTTTTCTTGTGTGTCAATGTTCATCATACGCACACGGGGTTCACTGGGTATAAATTCGATGCTTTTTGTTTTGGGTACAAACATATTTTTCAATTCCTTTCTGGTTTTATTTTTCTTCCTCTTAGTGAAGCCTGTCACAGACTGAATTATGGGGTGATGCTTAATGGCTAAAACTTGGTCTCCTTGGTACTGCGTTCATGTCAACGCATATACACGAGTACGCTTCGGCGTTAGAGAACAGGTTTGTGAACACTATCGTTCACTTCCTATTCGATAAGAGATGAAGAACACGCTTTCGAGCTACCCAGTATATTTGGTCAGATCAAATTCTTTAGTAGGTTTTTTGATTCGTGACAGGTTTCATTATTTCAATTCACTCCCATGAAGGGGAGACTGTAACTCCGTTCGTGACAGGTTTCATTAAGAGGAAGATTTTTGTTGTTATTTATAGACTTCTACAGAAATCCAGCGGTTATTCTCATTTTGAATTTCTCCTTCCTTTATTTTAAGTAAAAATAATGCCAACTATTGACAAATGAAGATATATATGTTATACTTGATTTAGTTGGACATATGCTAACTTCGACCTTATGCTTCTATTATAGTTGATAAATATCCTATTGTCAAGATATAAAGTTGAATTTATCCCAACATTGTAACAATATACAAATAAGGAGCTGAAATTGTGTCAACTTTAGATAAAATTATTTCTCTTTTGGATAAAAACAATTTAAAGCAGAAAGATTTAATGGATTATCTCAACTTAGAGAAAAGCACATTCTCAGGTTGGAAAGCTGGAAAATCATCTTCATACAAGAAACACATCTCAGAGATAGCCCAATTCTTTAATGTATCAACTGATTACCTGCTTAATGATAATGAGGATACCGATAATTCTATCCTATCTAACATAGAATCACTTCCAAATGATAAGGTATATATGATACCTGTTTATGAAAGTGTATCCGCAGGATTTGGAGCTTATGCTTGCTCTGATATTGTTGATTATATCCCCTTATTCATTAAGAACTCGGCTGATGCAGCTGACACTCTTTGCATTAAGGTAACTGGCGATAGTATGTATCCTAAAATTGAAGATGGTGATATAATAGTTGTCAGAAAACAATCCAGCGTTGACAGCGGACAAATAGCAGTAGTTTTGATTGATAATGAAGACGGCGTTGTAAAAAAGGTTGTCTATGACAAGAACTCTGTTGAGCTTATCAGTATCAATCCTATGTACCCTCCACGCTATTTTGTAGGCTCTGATATTCTCCGACTGTCTATTGTCGGTTTGGTAAAACAGATTATTAAGGATATATAAGTTTCATGTGGTTCTCCTTCCTCATATACAAGTAATTATCAAATTCTTTTACCTTTTCCCTATTGCGTTTATGTTGATGCAATAGGGATTTCCTTTGTTGTAAAACTTTTAAGACAGTAAATTCTAAATTTGACATTTCTCGTAATATGTGTTATAATGTAATACTAAGATTTTTTCTTTTATGTAATTTCTTGGTATGGTTATATTATAGTACATTATTCTGTACTTGTCAAGACAAATGGTAAAATATTCAAAACTTTGTTGAATTTACACTATTTCAGGAGGGTATTTTATGGGGTTTTATACAAATTTTGAAGAAATCTGTACCCAAAGACATACATCCGTTAGTGCCGTATTGCTAAAATGTGGACTTACCAAAAGCCTTGGCACTGGTTGGAAAAAAGGTGTTTCCCCAAGTGGAGATAATATTATTAAAATAGCTCAATATCTTAATGTATCAACTGATTATCTTTTAATGGATAAAGCAACAGTAGACAGCCTTTCCCCCATTGAACAAGAACTAATCAATTCTTTTCGTAAGCTTTCGCCTAATGAACAGCAACGCATAATCGGGAGATGCGAGGAAATAGCTTCGTCAAAATCGACCGAAGATAATGCAGAACCTGAAATTATCGAGATTGCTGCGAGAAGTAAAAAAGGAAATACACCAAAGATTTCTACAGATGAGTTTTGAGGTGAAAATATGTCAATATCTATTAATCCTAGCGAAGCAATAACCGAAAGTATATTTAGAAATTTTTATGGAACTAACACTTTTTTAGAAAAAGCTTCTATTCCAGAAACATATGGATTCAAATCCAAAAAAGGGACTAGCAAAAGAGGTTATCCAGATTTCTTTTTAGATTCCTATAATGAATATTGTATTGTTGTTGAAATCAAAGCGTATATTGAAGACCATTCGATTGCACAAAAAGAAGTTAAACATTATATGAATAACAACAATATAACTAAAGACATAATTGGCATGGCTGTATCTGGACAGAATTTAAATGACTTGCGTGTGTCAATTTATTTTAAATTATCAAAAGGAAAAGTAAATTATATAGACACAAAAAAATTATTATCACTAAACGATATAAAAAAAGAATACGAAAAAAGAAATCCTCCTAATACAATAAGTAATGATGAGCTAATTAAAGAATTAAAAAAACTAAACAAAGAATGGCACTCTATGAGTTTACAACCCGCTTATAGAAGTCTCTTGTTCTCAGCTATAATGATTGCATTAAAAAACAGTAATTTTCGTAGCACATATAAATTTATTACCCCTCCATCTAAAAGTGATTCTACTAATGCAAATATTATTGTAGAGTCATCCAATATGAACAAGGCTATTTTAACCGCAATAACAGAAGAATTACACGATAAAATTAGTAATAAATCTAAGAAATTTAGTTGGGAGGATCAATTCGCATTCATTAATAATCTACCAATTCCGTTGCAAAAATATAAAGAGCAAATCGAGGAAATTGAGAAAAAATGTTTTTCACCTCAAAACAATAAGAAGCAAGACATTCTCGGGAAAGCATATAAAATATTTTTAGAAAGAGCAGGCAAAACATTAGATAAAAACATAATACTCACTCCTTATCATATTATACATTTTATGGTGAAATTAGCTCATCTCACCCCAGACGATGTCGTATTAGATACTTGTACTGGTTCAGGTGGATTTTTAATGGAAGCAATGGAACAAATGATACAAATTTCATATTTATCCCAGAAATTTTCTTCTCCAGAAAAGTGCGAAGAAAACATAAAAAAGCATCAGCTTATTGGATTTGAAAACGATTCAACATTATTTTCATTAGCCTGTTCTAATATGTTTTTACATGGAGACGGGAAAACAAACCTCATTTTTAGAAGTTCATTAATAAATGATATAAATGAAAATTTAATCAATGATAATGATGATGACTTATTAGCATATATACACGCATTAAATCCTACTAAATGTATAATCAATCCACCATATGAAAACAATAAACCAATTGTTTTTACAAAACAGGCAATAGAATATCTTAATTCAGATTGTGGACGATTAGTAATTATTATGCCAACCGATACATTACAAAAAGATGTTGACACCACTAAAGAAATATTGACAACTTCAAAATTAGAATGCGTTATTAAAATGCCTGACCAGTTATTTTCAGAACAGAAAAGAATCGTTGATACATCGATATTTATTTTTCAAAAGCCACATCCACATCAAATTTCGGACGAAACATTATTTTACGATCTTGAGGATGACGGTCATGTTTCTGTACAACATAAAGGCAGGGTTGATAAAGATTCACGATGGGATAATATAGAAAAGGATGCACTTGATGTCATCAATAACTTCAAAGAAATTTCAAACAAAAGCCAAAAGACTAAAATATTTGATAAAGACGGTAATTTTATATTTAACCAAGATTTAAAAAAATTAAAAGCAACTAAGTTTAAACAGCTACCAATTGAAGATTTGTTTACAGTCAGCAAAGGCACTTTAGCAAGTCAAAAAAATGTTAATGGTGATTATCCTTTTATTACAGCTGATAAAAATTGGAAAAAGCATAACACATATGACATTGATGACGAAGCTATTGTTTATGCCGTAGATTCAGCGGGGTCACTTGGCAGAACTCATTATGTTAATGGTAAATTTATAGCAAGTAATCTTTGCTTAGTATTAAGAAATAAAAATAATCCCGATTATCCAATTAATTTGAAATTTTATAATTACTACTTTCAGTCTATAAGATCACAAATTGTAAAGTCTTTAAAAAGCGGAAAATCTAAAAAAACAATTAGTTCTAATTATTTTAAAAAGTTTAAGATTGATTATATTCCATACAAAAAGCAATTAGAATTTTTAGAACAAGTAGAATCCTTTAATGAAATAGAGCAAAAATATATTCAAGCACGTAAAGATTTTGAAGAGAAAATAGAAAATTTAATTGATATTATTTAGTATATTATCTTATATACATATTTTTAATTTTATTCCCCTATAACTCATAACCCAAAGTCCTTCTTACCTCACCCGCAAGAAGGACTTTTTATTGTTTTTCTAAACATATCTTGTTTGACAGGCATGTTTTGCTCAGACGACATAAATAATAACAATTACTAAAAACAATGCATCTATTCTGGTAGTGATTTTATACAATTCAAAGTACAACATTTGTATAAAACAATGTTTTTTATTAAAGTCAACGAAATTTATTGACATTTCATTTGAATGAAGATATAATAAAAATACAGGAAACATCGAAAACAATAAATAATATAGGAGGTTGCCATGTTAGAATATGTAAACAAGATAAGTGATATCGATGCCATCACAGATTCACCAGAATCTTATTCTTCCTCTGATTTACGCCGTGCAATTCATGATGCCTATAATGTATATAATTATGGCAATGAATCTTATGCGTGGTATGAGCAAGTCAAACGTATTTGTAATGAAATACTCGAATTGAGAGGAGAAACTCCAGAATAAATAGCTTAGATCAATATTCTTAAAAGTCTTTTTACAAATTGCTTGTAAAAAGGCTTCTACTTTTTTCGACAATTCTCTTGACAATTCTTAAATTGTTTTGTATAATGTAAATAAAACAATATACTTTTATTTCCAACACTGATATTATATTTTTTATTTTAATGAAAGAGGGTTTTATATATGATTTTGGGCATTTCTGATACAAATTTCAAAAAAATATTAAACGATGAACAGCTCTTTTTACCTATTCAATGGGATGGAATCGATTTTTATTCGACTTTAAAATCATTATTCGACAATTACATTAAACAGTTAAAAACTCTATCCAATATTTCTACCACTTCTGAAAATAGTAAGGATAATCATTCTAATGATATATTATTAAACTTAAATAACGTAAAAAAGCTTTGTAATTATCTAACGCAAACTATCAACTATTATTTAAATGGTTTTCCTGTAATGGCATATAATGAATTTAAAAATTTTATGGACACTCTTATAAATTCATCACTAAAGAAAAAAGATTGTGATGATATTTTTGATCAAACAAAAAGCTTTGACTATAATAGTGTAAATCTTTTCAGGGTGGTCAAAGTGGATGATATTAAGCCTTATTCAAGAAATCGTGTTCTTCACACGCCTTATAATTTACGATCTAAAGTTTCAACAAGTAGATATAGTATTGCTGGATATCCCAGTTTATACTTGGGAACATCTTTACAATTATGTTGTGAAGAGATAAACTATAATCCGTATCAAGGTTATGCATTGACTTCTATGTTTCGAATGAAGGATTTTGAAGAATTTGCCTTTCTTGATAATGTTCATTTTTCAACAATTGAGTTAAGCATTAAACCGCAAGATTTCATAAATTCAGAAAACTTCAGACAAGAGCCTGGTGGGCATATATCAAGAAAGACGCTTGAAAGCAAATTATATAGGCACAATTATCTTATATGGTATCCACTGATCGCAGCGTGTTCTTTTATTAGGACAAATAAAAAAGACCCTTTTGCTCCTGAATACATAATACCGCAGCTTTTAATGCAATGGATTCGCTACCTAATGGATAGTGATTATAAAAAGAATGGTCAATATAATTTATTTTGTATTCGATATTTTTCTTGTGCGTCCAAAAGAATGTCTAACATGGGATATAATTATGTATTTCCAACAAGCGGATTTCAAATATCTTCTAAAATGCCCTATTGCCCTATTTTGACAAACTCTTTTCTCTTAACAACACCTGTATATATTCATGAATATGACAGCATACATACCTGTGAGCAAGAATTGATAGCTACGAAGGATCTTGATTTTATCTATTTTTAATATTCTAAAACAAGGAGACATCAAATAATCCAATGTCTCCTTGTTCTTTTTTATTCTATCGTCATCTCTTTATCGTAGTATATCTGTGCCATACGCTGTTCTACTGAGCGATTTATAATGGCGATTAAGAAAGGTGTTAGATTAGTCAATCTGAAAGCCTGTGTAAAGAAAACAAAGCCTTTTTCTTTTATTATTTTTCCTATTAACTCGTCAGCAAATGATGAACTGATCGTATTAATTCCCTCGAAATCAAGGTTTATTCGTTTTTTATCATTATTTACGATATTCATTACCATATTTCTGACCTTTTCGGCAGATTTACGTGTTCCTGTTCCTCCTGACATCTCAGATATCTTTATGTTTACAGTGTTTTCATCCGTATCTGATTCAAGATTTTCAAGCCATAAATCCACACCTTTATAAATACCATCTGAGTTATTCGTTAATGCTGAAGCAATATCAATGTCTTTAGAATAGTCCAGTTGGAAATCAACTGTTGTTGTTCCACTGGATTTTCCTAAATTAAAGCCTCCTACTTTGGAAGTTGTTATAGTGCCATCTATGTTCTCATATATAGCTCCGTTAGAACTTATTTTCAAACTTCCATTAGACTTGGTAATAATTTGTGATAACCCCCACAGACCATTTCCTTGTCCTATACTTGTATCTCTTGTGACCTTTTCCTGTAAAGCCATTGTAATCGCATCAATAGGGGTTTGTGGATGATGTTCCGATGATCCTCTTAGAGAATTATATATACCTGTCCCATAATCAAATATACAAAAGCTTAATCTTTTAGTACTTTGATGTATTTGACCCATAATGTAGCCACAGCCTATACCTGAATGCTGAAGTACATTGTCCATAACCTCATTAATACACCACTCAATACTTCCTATAACGCCATCTGCTATGATGTCCGATTGACGAAGAGACAGCAGATAGTTATTCACAAGAGTATTGACTTCAACATCACTGTCAAAAAACCATACAACGTCAAAAGGTGAGCTTATCTGATAGCTATGCATATATTCTTTAGTAACAAGAGGATTGTCCATATGAGTATGCTCTATATATCCATTTGGCTGAAGCACAACCTCAAATGTCAAATCATCTTTATTTTTATAATATTGAAGCAATGCTGCTATAGGAACACAAGTATTGGAAAATATTCCATCGTCTTCAATTATAAGTTTAAAATCTTTATATCCTTTTTTAATTCCGTCTAAAATAGACCAATTCAAAAACTTGATTACAGATGAAGTTTTTGTTTTTAAGTTAATTTCTTTAGCGTAATCCATAATATATGTCTCTCCATTTACATTATATTCTGCTTTAAAATTATTGCTTTGTAAAATCATTTTGGTTATCATTTTTACACCTCTATTTTATCATATTATTTTTCCAATTTCAATGTTTTTTCAAAAATTTTGTTAATTGTAATATATCTTTTGCCTGATTTTATATCTTCCTTATTGGCAAATAATAATTCTAACCATTTGTTTTTATTACCTCCTATTATATTTCATAAGTATATTATATCACAAACAAATCGATTTGTCCATCGTGTTTTATTGCTTTTTAAGGCAATGATGTTTATATTTTCCGCTCATATATTCCGCATGATCTTCCATAATAGTTATGGGTGATCTTTTTGGATTATAATAACTACATCAGGGCGAGAGATGCTGCTTGGCGGTGTCTTATTGACTGTGGCATATCATTTCTTCCTACCAAGCTATCGGTAATATGTCATCATTACAATGTTGATATTATAAAAAATTCCGACTTATCTGATCATGAAATGCGGTTATCTCATGGTCAGAGAGGAAAGGTTATTTCTTCCGAAGGAAAGTGTTACATCATTGTTGATGATTCTGAGACGTATCAGGCACAACGCTACACCATTGCTCATGAGCTGGGGCATTTGATTATTCCGACAAGTGATGAATATGAGGCTGAACGCTTTGCTATTGGCATTTTAGCTCCTGCTTGCGTTTTATGGGGCTGTAACATTCATTCCGCTGAAGACATTGCTATGCTTCCTCTAAGATACGTGCTGAACGCATGGAAACGCTCTATAAAAGAAACAGGTTTTTGACTTCTCCGCTGGAACGGCAAGTCTTTGATAATTTTTCCGAATTTATAAAGTCTATTTCTTCCGAAAAACATTAGCCTTTTAATCATGATAACATTTTTTGTTGGTAATAATTTGAAAAAATTCCGCTTAGATTTGGGCAATAAAAAAGGACGTCTGAAACAAACATCCTTTTAGCATCTTTTTTATATTCCTTTTTTGTGCAGAAAAATCTATAAAAATACAGACTTTTCTCTTGACAAATTTGCGTATATACTGTATAATAATAAATGTAGGGAATACATTGGATAGACGATGACCCTCGATTTCATAATAACATAATTTTCATATGTTCACTAATCCGTCTACTGCCAATAGACGGATTAGTTCTTTTTATTGTGATTTGTTATGTTAATAACAGTATCGACAACCTTGCAAATGCAAGTAATACCGGTAAGTACAAAAGAAAATACTTCCATAGTATCAATCCTCCTTACAGAATAAAATTTCCGTAAGGGATTTAAAGAACCTGCTTCTTAAACATCCTTACGGATTATAAGAGAGCAACCGTCTATTTTATACGTCCAAACTCTTCAAAACAACGCCAATGTATTCCCTACTGCTTGTATTATACCATGCTTTTCCAAATATGTCAATATATTTATTGTTCCGACAAATAAAAATAATCGTCATCTTTGATCAGGTGACGATTATTTTTATATTGATATTATTTTCCGAGGAACTCATTGACTGATTTTTCTATAAGTTCTCTTCTTGCCTTTATACTTGAAGGGCTGGTTGTATGCTCACGGACAAGCGATGCGTATGCCTCAGGCATATTTCCAAAGAACTTTTCCACCCACTCTGCAAACTGCTCGGGTGTATCGAATTTTTCCAGGTATGGCAGGTATCCGATGAAATGTGTAGGCTTGAACATCAGTTTGATCACGTCTGAATTTTCCTTCTCTATTGACATGACCTTATATGTTTCAAACATAAAGTCGTATGATGTTTTAAGCTGTTCCCTTTCGTCCGCATCAATGCTCAGTACCTTCATGACCTCGTTGACGTGGGCTGGGGTAAGGTTTGGTTCTTCCTCAAAGAGGGCTATCCACGATCTGATTATAATTTCCTGCTGTTTGAGTGCTTTTCTTTCCGTTGTGGAAAGCATCACATTAAACAGCTCGTGGTTGGTAAGCTCCTTGATATCTTCCATTCCCTGCTTATAGGAACGTGCGATATCGAATTTACTCATGGATTTTCCGTTATTAAGTCTGCGGAAAATAAGTGATTCCTGCTCGGGAGTTGCATTTTCCATGATAGAAATATTCAGAGTTGTATCTAAGATCCAGCTTTGGAGCTTGGGAGGAAGCTGCTTGAAACGCTTACCCTGGAGCTTGACGGGTTCTCCGTTAAGGTATATATCAGGCTCGTTTGTAAGTCCTGTAAGGGCAAAATCTCCGTCTATATAATGGATTATGGTTGTTCCTCTTTGTTTTCCGTCAAAGATTTTAAGAAGGGTATTTCCATTGGGAAGCTCCCTTACGCCTGCTATAAACGGAGACTGTGCATCGGTAATTTTGAGCAGGATAGAATGGATATAGAGGGATTTTCGGGTATTGCTCCACACCTCTCCACGCTGCATATCGTCCGAAAAATCCACCTCGGGAACATCCTCATAATACATATTATAAAGGGATTTAACACTTATGCCTTTTTGATACATTTTGAATTTATCCATAAAAATTCCTCCTGACAAAATTATGAAAATGATAAAACGCACTATTATTCCAATAGCTTTAGTTTAACATATTTTTCCCAATTTGTCAAGAGGTATTTTGTTTTATTAGTTACGTTAGTTTGTCGATTTTTGCAAGGTTTGTTTCAATCCTCTCCTTCCCAAGGAAAGAGACATTCCGATAAATCCGATTAATTGATATTTAACGTAATAATATCCCCGTTATCACCATAAACGTTGTCGATAGAAGAAATTTCCTCATCGAGAAGCTCGTCGGGCATTTCACTGCCAGCTCCGTCAAATATAATTTCTTCCTTTTCATTATCATAAATATTGAAATGCTGAGAATCACCGTCAATAAGCAATTCCATAAAATCCTGTATAGTCATATAATTATCCTCCTGTTAAATGTACCTTTTTATATTTATTCTATCATAATATCCGTGTGAAGTCAATCGAATTTTTATTGCTTCGCTAATAATCCGTTATGCCCTCAAAATACTTTTTCAGTCTCAGGGCTTCATAATTAGCCCTATACTGTTTATGGCGTTGAGATTTTTCCGACAGATCGGCAGTATTATCATACTTGATGATCTCTGCTGTTTGCTGGGCTTCTCCCCTATTGCCGTTGTACAAGCTTGTGAGAATTTCCGTAAAGCATGCAAATGTTGTGTTGCTCATGGTTATTCCTCCTCAATTATTTTCCATAGCTTGACTTAGTAAGCTAAACACGTTATACGGATTTTCCAATGGATCGGCATCAAGTCTATTATGTATATTGACCTCAAAAAAGCTTCCGAGGATATACAATAATATTACAGTGCTTACAAGGTTTATAATATTTATATTCCGTTTTGTTGTTCTTACTTTTGTTCTCATTTTATTTTTTCCTCCGTGCTATTTTTTGATCTGAAGCCATATATCCTCGCATATGCCGGCGAAAAGATAGAGCATTAAAACTATTATGAACATTGAATTTTCCTCCTTTTATCAAAGTCATCAAAGTATTGTTTTATTGCATTATATAACATTTATCAATTCATTCAAATATCTGTTGAAAACCGTGCTATTCTTACTGCTTGAATAATAACTATAAGAGGGTTTATCTCCTGTCCAATAAATTTTTATAAGTGCATTGTTAATCCAGCCCTGCGTTTTTAAAGGCACGTTGATATTAAATTTTTTCATTAAGTACAATATAATAGTTGTACCTTCAATGTCAAAATTTTTCAATTCCTTTTTGTCCTTCAGGGTTTGAATAGCAATTTGAACATTCTTTTCAACTTCTGCTTTCAACTGTTCTTCTTTTGCTTTTTCTCTCGCCTCCCATTCTGCATGCTGCTTTTGCCATCTCTCTTGCTGTGCTTTTAAAAATTCAAGGCGATATTCTGAATAATGTTCAGCAAGTAAAGCTTCGTCAAATATTCTGCACAATTCAATATCAAGCAAACTAATATCTAATTTCTTACTTTCATTATTAGATAAACGCTTTAAAAATGTTTCTTTACTAATTTTTTCCAATTTATCGCACTCTTCAAGCATTTCTGACAAAGTTCCATACTCGTTTATAGAATACAACTTAACACATATATTTTTATCTATTATTTCTTGATACAGGTAATAGAACATAGAATTATATTTATTTCGTGATACTTCAATATAAAGATTTTTATATTTATTGTTATTTGCCAACGCTTCAAGGCTATATATATTCTTATACCGTTTAATAACGCTATTGTTATTCTTTGTATATATAATACATTTCTTCTTTTCGAATACTATTTTATCAAAATCAATGTCACAAAGTCTGCAATTCATAATCATAATAATAAACCTCCATCAAACAATTATTTTATTGCAAACTCTCAATGTAAAGTTTCAATTCGCTTAATGAGTCTGTAATTGTGTCAATGTCTGATAAGGCTCTCGCTTTATTCATTTTAACCATATTTTCCAACTTGTAAGAGAATAAGGCTTTAAGCTCTTTTGCCTGTTCTGTTATCCAGTCGCAGTGTGTTTTCATTATCGAAATATCGTTTATATTTGTTGCCTTCATTATTAAAATCTCCCTTCAAAGTATAATCCTGCTTTATAGACATACTCGCAAGCTGCATCACGGCTCTTGAATCGTCCATATTGTTTAAACCCCTCAAATATACTGCTCCTCAAGTCGCTCTACCTTTTCCGCAAGTGTCATTTCCTTATTATGTGCTATTTCCATAAAATCTGAATGACTGCACATATCAAGAAGCTTTTCATACTTCCTTATATCTGACTGCTTATTCCATTCAGTTAAGAATGTTTTTCGCTGATCTGCTGCTGCCCGTTCAATTCTCCGCATATCCTCAACGGGAATATAATTCTCTGATACATACAGCTTTATTTTTCCATTGTCGCTGATATGTGCTATATGCTTATATTCTCCATTGCTCTCTATTGCTGAATTGCAGACGGTTATTCCATTGCCGAGACAGCCCATCCAAAGTTTGAAATTTTTCATAGCTTATAACCTCCTCAAGCCTTAATTTCAATATCACCAATATAACGATCTTCCATAGCATCATATATAGCAGCGTAAATTATACCATTTTCCAACGCCCATATATAACTAATCTGATAACGCTCATCTTCATCGTCAAAGCAATAATTATCGTATATGTCAAGCCTGCATCCGTCACGGAGTCCAGATGTATTATTAAATACGTCCTCCGTTGTATCCTCTGCTATGTTGTGATCGTTTAACCATTCCGAAAAATAGTAGCACATTCCAGCAGCGAAAACGCTGTTTAATTTGTATGTGTTTTCATTCTCCTTGTAGGTTGACGGGATAACGTTGAATTTTTCTCCATATGTATTTTTAATAGTCATAACTTATAACCTCCATAATATGTATTATTCCGCTTGTGGCTTTTGGTTCTGCCTCATATCCTCATGCAGATAATCGGGAGATATGCAGCGGAAGTGGTTTGGACTTCACGCTGATATAGCTTTTTATATAATATCAAATGTCAAGTATTTTCTTCATACCATTTTTTCGTTGCTTCACGTTCTTTTAAATAGGTTTCCTCATTCTCAAAAAGTGTTACCGTAGTATCACCTTCACACCAAGTATATATTATCCATTCCTCATTATTAAAACCAAAGCCGCTATAATAAAATCCATATAATGCATAGTCAAGATGCAATTTTTCTTTATATCCTCCATATAATCTTCTGAATTGAAAAAATTTTTGCGGTTATATTTTACGGTTATATCCATTTTAAAGCCCTCCTATCAAATACACGTTTTATTTGTTTAGCTGTCTCCCACCATTGCAAGAGACTAACAGTTATACAGCCGTTTAACCGTGCTATTTTTAACATTTGCTTATAGTTTATAGTTTGATTGTGTTATTCTTCCTCTGCAAATTCGAGATCGTCTTCTATTTCGTCAAGAGCTTCCGAAATAGCCCAACCTAAAAGATAACATCTGATTGTTACGTCAAAATATTCCCAGTCTTCATTAAGAAACTTTTCGCCTACTGTTTCATTATTGACACCAAATTCTTTACAAGCTTCAGCAAGCAAATCCATATTATCATCAACATATCCGAAAGCTTCAGCACAGTTAAATGTGTAGCTTCCGCTTGCGTTACCTGTTACGCTGTCTTCGTTCCAAAGGATATCATTCAGATCGTTTTCGAGTTCCTCACGGTCGGAATAGTTTGAAGTGTTGACCTCGTTTTTGATATAATCCTTTATATCGGATTTCATTGCTTCAAGATAATTATACATGATATTTAACCTCCAAATTATTATTTACTTGTGTTCTCTATGCTTTTCAAGTTTTACGCTTGCGTTAGTGTTTTCTTTGTATTCTTTGTAACGCTCTTTAGCTTCTTTGTATGTATATTCAGAGCATTCACACTCCCAGCCGTAGCCATAATTAGTCATTATATCCCATCTGTCAATGGTTTTTCTTTTATTAGTGTTTTTCATTTGTTTAACCTCCATAAAATTGCATAGCATATTATCAATTACTTTATATTGATTGCATTGTGCAGGTTTTTACCTCTATTCTCCGCTTGTTACGGCGGAAGAATTCGGAAAGTCTGAAGCGGATCACCTGGATGAATGTTGCTTTTATAGTGTTCATGATTATTAGCTCCTTTATTATTATATTTTTTTAGTACCCGATTTGTCAAGCCGTTTTATTGGCTTGACTTTTTCGGGATTTTGTGTTATGATTAGTTATTATCTAATTTGGTTGATGTGTTGTTTTTAGGGTCGTTTAACTCAATGTACTTGATAATTTCAATTATCTTTGTATCGTCAAGTCCTTCAGATCTGAGCTTGTCAATCAAATTAACAACTTCTCTTCCAGTCATTTCATACACCACCTTTTCACCACCTTTATAATATAATTGGTACTTATATTATATCGGATTTTTATTTTACAGTCAAGGGATTTTCTTTTCGTTTTTGTTCTTTCCTTTACTGTAATTATATTATAGCACACATTAACGCAGGTGTAAAGCAAGCCGATTTGTGCATTATGACGTAAATTGTGCAAAATGACAATAAAATACAAGCATAAAACAGCGTATAAAAAGCTTTATATACTGTATATAGTGTATATTTGTTGTGATATTGCACAAATTTAAGAATTATAATCACGAATTTAGAAAAGTTATATATAAAAATGCACAAAATATTATAGTTAGGAATGATACAAAATGTATAACAAATCAGATTATAACAATAAGTATAATAAAGAAAACTACAGAAATGCAGCATTACGCATAAAGCCGAAAGATTATGAAATTATTGAAAAATATTGCAAGGATATGAATATAAGTAAACAGTCATTATTTATAAATGCAGCGTTGTACATTATAAATAATGATATACCAACAGAGGAATACACCCGATAACATATCACTATAACACACCATACACGCCCATACAGCCGTTTAATATATGCAGTAGTGTAATTATATTGTTGTTTATAACGTTGCTGTAGAGCGTGTATATTTGTTTATATGACGTGATATTTATGATTGAGTGAGAATCTGAAAGTTGGGAGAATATTATCAGAGGTTTGATATTATAGTCAAAAATATTATCGGCAATATTTTTATTGGTGTTGATTTGGTATTGTAGGATATTTTTAAAATATCTTGTATATGCTTCTATTTTCTCTTGTTTTCTTTAGTTTGCTTGATTATGCTTTGATTTGGTTTTAATTAGTTAACAGTGTTAAATAATTAGCAATGTTAACGAACCACTAATAATGACCAATAGTCATTATTTGAAAAAGTGACCGTTGGTCATTATTTTTAATGCTACTAATAACAATATCTACATAACAAATTAAAGAAATATTAATAAAATTAGCTTCAAAATTCATTAAGAAATGTTAGCAAGAATGTTTCTAAAATATGTCTGTCTATGTTGCTTTTGGGGCAAAAACGGCATAGGATCAGCAATACAGAGGGGGTATGTTTACATTTGAAATTGCAGTTTGGTTGCTCAGAAAGCTTATAGTAGTTCCACTCAACTCACACGTCTAAAAATCCAAATCAACACTCAAATCACCAATCACCAAAAATCTCACCACCAAATCTCTCACTCCAAAAATCATCAAAAATCATTCGATACTGCTCTTCGACAAACTCCCCTATCCATCCTATTTCCAGTTCAATAAAAACAATCTCAAAAATCCCCTATATCAAAACCAAAAAATCCTCATCCATATCACACTTTCAGACAAACTGCAACACACTCTACGCTCACTTTCATGCTTAAAACATAATCTTACCCTATCTGCACAAACACCTCTCAAATCTAATCACAGAGCCTAATACAAGTATCTCAAAAATAATGCCACAATACTTCATTTGTACTCAAACTTAAATTCAAAAATACAACTTATTCACTTCAGATCACACCTCAAACGCTCCAAAAATCAACACAAACCCTAAATCGCTCAAACACCGATAAAACCTATACTTTCTCCGAATGTTACAAAAATCAATCAAAAGTATCTAAAATTAAACCTATATCTAAGACATCAGAAGTATCTTAAATCAGGTAAATATCGCAAGTTTATTAAAATAAATCGAAGGTCATTAAAATTATAGGTTTATAAAAAATAATAATATGTGATATAATATAGAAAAAAATAAAAGGAGCAGTAATATGTATTTTCAAAAAGAGCCAAAAGAATTTAAAACAGCAGAAGATATAAACGAATTTATTGCAGTTGAAAATCCATATGAAAGGATCACCGAAAAAGAAAAATTAATAATTAATCGTATAGGTACATCACTTAATAACGTCATTCGTCAAAAGTCTAATTTAAGTGGTGATATTCTTTTTCAAAAAGAACTTTTACAAAGATTAATAAAAAGTCACTCATTGAAGGAGGACATAATTGTTCATAGAGGTGTAGAATCTATTCATTATGAAATGCAGTTGGCAAAAGAAAAAGGATATCCAGAGGATTATCTATACCATAATGGATTTGTGTACACTACTTTACTTTTTGATTACACATACTATCGAAATGTATATATGAATATTTTAATCCCCAAAGGTACAAACTATTTGTTTACAGGTTACTTTAGTAACATAGCTGGAAATGATTTACAAGATAGTAATTCAAAACACAATGCAGGAGATGGTGAGTTGATACTTGATATTGGAACGGTTTTCAAAATTGATAGAAAACAAATGACTATAGATAAATACGGAAAAGAAAGAACTATATATGATGTCCATGTTGTCTCAGTGTCTGATTGAGCAAATAAATAATTTATACTGTCCGAAAAACTTGTTTTTTCGGACAAGCGTATAGCCCCAATGAAATGGGGCGTTTCTGGACAGCTTTGCTGGACAGAAATACGCAAGGGGTTAAACAATCAATATGGGATCTAAGAAATCACAAATTTCAATAAGTAGATGTTAAAAAGCACTTGACAAAGTAAAAATAGATGTTATAATAAGAAATAAGTAAGAAAATATTTTGTGTATGGTAAAAGGGAGTGATAAAAATGAATATAAAGCCAAAAAGAAAATTCGTAAAAAATTATTAACGCCCAAATCTACTCTTTAATCTGTTTAATTAATGTTATCTGTTTAATTACGTTCCAGTAGAGTCCACAAATTTGTGGAAAAAAATCGTTGCTTTGAAAAAATATTCCACAAATTTGTGGAATAAATTCAAAATCACTCCACACTTTCTGTGGAGTGCCTAATTTTATAAAATGAAAGGATTTGATAATTTTTGGACTATTTTTATAAAGTTCCTATTGATCTGACTGACTACTTTGAAAACGACTATAAACAAATAATGGTCAGGCTGTGCCTTGAACGATACTCTAATATAGAGGGGGTATGTTTTACATCAATAAGTTTGATTTGTGAGAAATGTGGGTACTCTGTTGATAGACACGATAAATCTTTCTCTGGTTGTGTGCGTAAAGTTTTATTGTCTCTTATTAAGAATAGTGAAATAACCCAGATTTATGGAAAAGATATAGGCTCTGTTCCAATATCAAATCAGGTTGGATTCTATTTAGAGGATAAATTTTATAGTCTTCCTACAAAAATGTTTGCAAAGCTCTCTTACGATGTTTTTGATACCATAATTGGCATTAACTATCCTCTGAGTAAATCTACTTTGCTAAAGGTATATGCTTATATCAGAGGACGTATTATCGAAAATGAGCAGCAGGCTTATGGCTTCTACGGAAGCATAGAACGTACAGCGAAAGATTTAGACCTTAATCGTAAAACAGTAGATGCTTGTTTAGACTTGTTTGTAGACCACAATATATTCATTAAATACACCACTGGCAGTTGTTACATAGACGGTGAGCCGAGAAATGTTCCTAATATATATGTACTTCCCGATGACCAAGCTGAGAATAATGTCAAAGCTTTGCTGGAAGAACTTAAACAGAGATATAGGGTTGAGGAATTTGCTCCTGTACTTATTTCTTCTGCAAATAATAAGTAAGTAATAATATTTTGCAAAAATCACTTGACAAACTGAGATTTCCAGTATATACTATACTTAGGAGCAGTGAAAGGCTCGGAATTAAAAATATACATATTAAAGGAGATGTTGAGATGAATACATTAAAACTAATAACTACTGAAAATTTCATGGATGCCATTCCTTGTGATTTTTGGAACACTGCCGATGATGAATACCTTGTAACGAGGGAACAGATTGGTAAAGCATTAGGATATAGTAATCCAGCAAAGGCTATTGAGAAAATTCACTTGAAACATAAGGATAGGTTGGATAGATTTAGTTGTCGTATAAAGAGTGAACTAAGTCGCTCCCCCCAGTTTGGGGGTGGCGGTAATGGAGGGAACGGAGCTATTCAAGAACGTACCTTTTATAATCGTAAAGGTATAATGGAAATTTGCCGTTGGTCACGTCAGCCAGTTGCCGATGAATTTATGGACTGGTGTTATGACGTTATTGAAAATCTTATCATAAATAAAGCAACTTCAAGTAATGCTCCTACTGTAAGTAAAGAAACCGCTACTCAGATAGCCAGTGCAACCAATAATATCTCTCGTATTGCACTGATGCTTACTACTATTACACCACCAGCGTTATACTCCAAATGGAAGACTGATGTGAGTATACAGATCAGACACTTAGCTTCTCGTATGGGCAATAATACTAATGATGGTGTTAGAACCATTTACGGTGAAATTTACAAGACTATGCGTGAAGATTATAATATGCCGGTGGACAAGTTCAAGCAACAATACATAGAGAAGCACGACATAACCTATAATCCTTATGCTATAGATATAGTAGATGATACTCCTGAACTAAAGGAGTTATTCACCAAGATACTCAATGAGAAGTACATAGGGATAATGTAAAGTTGAAAATTAAAGCAGATAATAATATCACTTATACAATTATCAAAAGGCACATATTAACTTAAACCCATATGCTCATATCCTGCTGACAGCTCGAAACATATTTATTGAAATGGGGCTTGGCTCGGAGGATATGGGCGATGTAGGTTTGAGTGAGATGCGAGTGGCGATACTATATAATGTAAGAAAAGGAGATTGATTAAGATGATTGAAAATTCAGTGGCAACAACCAGAACAAGTATAATAAAACCAACAATTTTTGAAAATGAAAAGTTTGGCTCAGTAAGAACAATGACTATTGATAATGAACCTTGGTTTGTAGGAAAAGATGTAGCTGAATGTCTCGACTATAAAAATCCAAGACAGGCAATAATTACAAATGTAGATGAAGACGATAAGGGAGTCCATTCGATTGACACCCTTGGTGGTATTCAAAAAATGACCATTATTAATGAAAGTGGATTATATTCTCTTATATTGTTAAGCCATCTAAAGAAAGCCAAAGAATTCAAGCACTGGGTAACATCTGAAGTTCTCCCGTCTATTCGTAAAACTGGTGGCTATGGCGTTACAAACAATAATGCAGAATTAGCAGAATTACTTGCTGAGATAATCAGTCTCAGGCGAGAGGTAGCAGAAATAAAATCTCTGGTTATTCCTACACAGTCCAACTATTACCTGTGGAAGAATAGTATTGCAACACCTCTTGTAAAAACAATATCCAACATTCTTGGTCTGCCGATAGCTGATACATATAAAGTAATTTATGATGATATGGTTCTGAGAGGTTTCAATCAGTCTTATGCTATGAATAGATTCTGTAATAAGTATAAGGTAGATAGTGTTTCAACTATTGATGCTGTAGCTGATGTCGATGAGTATATAAGAATGTTTATGGATAGTGCTAATAAGTTCTTGGAAATGAATACTGCTACTTCAGATACTCCTCCTATTACAAGTCAAAAAGTAATTAATAATATTGATACATCAAGCAATGCTATTATAGACTATTCTACTCTTACTGTAGAAGAAATTATAAAGCCACTTGTTGATCTGTATCACGATACATCTGTAAATAATGCCTATACATATAAGAGAGTTTACAAAGTTATGCGTTCCGACAGGAGCTGGAAGGCTCTGATGACACGCAGACATTGTAAGAGCAAGAAGAATCTCGTAACTAAGTTTGATGACATTAGACGTGATTTTGCTAAGGCTGTAAATCACCTTATGGAAACTGGCAATGTGGAAGCAGGTGGTGTAGTATGAACTTTGCTAAGGAATTTGCTTCTGTAGGGCTGCATTATGATTGCTCTACTTGTGGATTTAGTAATTGTAGCAGTAGGGGTCTTCCCTACTGTTGTACAAATTACTTTCCCGAAAATATGAGTGAAGTTATGAGTAGCATCTCGTTCAACCTTCGTGTGAATACTGGCAAATCACATGATAAGAGACTTATAAGAAGACTTATTGATGACAGACATAAGATGACTTGTGATGGTGACACGTTGGATAAATACTATGTCAATATGATAAATGATACTCTATCTGAGATTAGGAAGGGTAAGACTGCTTATTTGTTTCATCTATCACAGATACAGGAAGTTATGAAATTTGAAGATATTGATTTTACATATAATAGTAACGATGGTTGTTTTGCTGTTAGACTAAACAAAGGAGATAATAAAAATGAATAAAGAGCAATTTATAAAACTTATGACTGTTATAAAGGAAAGATACTACTCATTGGAGAGTATATATGACAAACTCAATGAGTTATTTGGAGACGTTAGTGATAAATTTATTGATAACACATCATTGTTCCCCATTATAAAAGTTATTGCAGATATTGTTGGCGATAATGAAGGCTGGATAGAGTGGTACATATATGAGAAAGAATGGGGAACCAAAGAAGATGTAGGAGTAGCTGATGGAGATGGCAATGTTGTACCTTCTAAGACATTGGAAGATCTGTGGGGACTGATACAGAGTAGCAAGGATGGTGACAAAATATGAATGATATAGAACTTTGGCATGGTGACTGTCTTGAACTTATGAAAGATATACCTGATAAGTCGATAGATATGATTTTATGCGACTTACCTTATGGAACGACTGCTTGCAAGTGGGATACTGTAATTCCTTTTGAGCCTTTGTGGGAACAATATAATCGTATTATCAAAGATAATGGAGTTATCTGTTTGTTTGGAAATGAGCCATTTTCGACTTATTTACGTATAAGTAATATAAAAAAATGGAAATATGATTGGATCTGGGATAAAAAATCAACTAATGGATTTTTAAACGCTAAAATAAGACCGTTAAAACGTACTGAAATAATTAGTATTTTTTCTAATGGGAAACCCGTATATTATCCAATAATGGTTGAACGTGGAAAGCCCAGAAATAAAGGTGCTTATAATCATCGTGAAGGCAATGGCGATATGGTGTATGGCAAATTTAAAAATTTAAAAACTTTTAATAATCTTTACTATCCCACAAATATACTTGAATTTTCTAATGCTGCACATAAAGGAAAGCTGCATCCAACTCAAAAACCTGTGGAGTTACTTGAATATCTAATCAAAACTTACACAAACGAAAATGAAACTGTTCTTGATAATTGTATGGGCAGTGGTAGCACGGGTGTAGCTTGTAAAAATCTTAATTGTAAATTTATTGGTATTGAGCTTGATGATATATATTTTGAGATAGCCAAAGAGAGAATCGAAAAAGCAAATGTATGATAAAAACAGATTTTTATTAATTTTGAGGAGATGATAAGAGTTGGCATTAAATAAATTATATTATGTTTATGGTCTTGATACGGCTTGCTTTTATACTGATGAAGAAAATGAAATCGAAAAAAGGCTTCTTAAAGCAAGACACTTGAAAAACAAATTAAAAACTAAGTATGACACAGCTGAAAAAGTTAAAATAGCAGGCAAAGTTGATACTTGGCATTTTTTAAATGAATACATAAAAAGCGCTAAATCTGACTTAAAGAAAATACTACATAACAATATTGATATTACAAGAACGGCAAGAGACGATAAACTGTTTGATAAAGAAAGGAATCCTTCAATTAAAAGACGAGTATCTATATTTGATAGTTCATTGACAAGGTATTTTGGACTGAAAGATCGTGAGTTTAATACTGAGATCGTTATTGTAAAGGTGTTTTTCTTTGATGTTGCTGAAAGCATAGTTAAACATGGATTCTATATGAATGGTTATAAGTATACTTTCTTCTCGGCATCGGCAGGTCAGATACGCACTAAAAAGCTTGTTGCTGTAAGAGAAGATTTACTTAATACTTATTGGAACTCACTCACGGCTGGTTTAAGCATTGACAGAATAAATAAAAAAGGTTCTATCTGTATCAACAAGTTTTTAGCATATCTTGCTCTTTGCAACTCAGCAACAGATTTATGGGAAGACTTCAACATTGATGATTGTATTGTTGTTGATGATTTTGAGAATATAATCAATGGTACAGTAGATTATATTGATGACAAAACCTATAACATTGAACGAGTAACAAAAGATTTAGAGTTTACTCAAACTGATGGCGTAGGTATGATACTTCCTGAATTAACAGATAGAAATTTTATGGTGCGTTTGCCGTGGATAAAGGGATTGCTTGCTAAGTTTGATTTTATAAGGTTCATTAAAGAAAACAAAGCTACTGGTGTGGTAACAGATATTTATGGACAAGAACACGATATACTAAAGGAGAATATCAAAATCATATTCACTAAAAGTCAATTAAAGATGTGGAAATTTTTTGATGATTGGAATGAGTATAAGGATAACTTTAAGAAATATCATTGTACTGCTGGAATATGTAATCGTGAAGAAGATATTATTTCGGACTCAGTAATCAACTATCAGATGATACAAACACTTTCAGATATGACTGATGAAGAAATACATTCACTTGCAAAATCAAATGTTCAAGATATTGAAAAAATGGCAAGTGATGTAAAGACGATGCTCAAGGTGTTTGGCGTTACTGAGTGGAATTGTGATAAGACTGGTTTTCAGAGGTGCTTAGAGATATATCCTGAATTACTTTCTGATTTACATTGTAGAAATACTCTTAAAGAAATAAAGAATAAATTAGAAAAAGATTTATGGTCAGCACGTTTTGATATGGGGGGTAAGTACACATTTGTAATTCCCGATTTATATGCTTTTTGCGAATGGCTGTTTTTAGGAGTTGAAAATCCAAAGGGACTTTTAAAAGATGGAGAAGTATGTTGTAAATTGTATGATAACGGTGAGAAACTTGATTGTTTAAGAAGCCCTCATTTGTATCTGGAACACCCCATAAGAATAAACTGCACTAATTTGGATTGGTTTAATACAAGAGCTATTTATATCAGTTGCCACGATTTAATTTCAAGAATTGTACAATGCGATTTCGATGGTGATAAATTACTTGTTACCAATAATAAAACACTTATTGATGTTGCCGAAAGAAATATGAAAAATATAGTGCCACTATTTTATGATATGCGTAAAGCTTCTCCTGAACCTATAACACCATCGAATCTGTATAAAGGATTATTACTCGCTTATAACGGTGGTAATATTGGTTCTCCAAGTAACGACATAACGAAAATCTGGAATAGTGGTAAAATAGATGATGAAAGGCTAACAGTTGTAAAGTGGCTTGTCGCAGAGGTAAATTACACTATTGATTATGCAAAAACGTTATATAAACCCGTCAGACCAGACAACATCAATAAAATAATAACCAGTTATACTAAAGCTAAAGTTCCACATTTCTTTATGTATGCAAAAGATAAAAAGTCAGAACAAGTTGAAAGATGCACCTCCTGTACGACAGATAGAATTGCAAAGTTGTTTCCGAAGAGAAAACTCAACTTTAATTTCAAGCAAGAGAATATTGGAAAATTCGATTACAAGGTGTTGATGAATAATCATGATGTTGAAATACTACCTGAAATTGCAGATACCTACAAAAAAATATCATCAACTCTTAATTTTAGAAATTTAGATGATAAGAAATATAATAATTACATAGCTGTATTTGATGATGCAAAGCAAAGGATTTTGAATATGCCTTACGATAAAAACGTTATTATTGACAACATTATCTTTGATTTATTCGGCAAAAGGCATACTCCATTAAAGAGAGCATTTTGGTTCTTATTTGGAGATGAAGTTTATGAGAATATAAAAAAGAATTTGGAAGACGGATTAGATTATTGCCCTCGTTGCCATAAAAGGTTTTATAAAACTCATAAGAGTCAAAAGTATTGTTCCAAATGCCAAGGTTATGTTAAACAAAAGGTTAAGACTGTTATTTGTTGTGATTGTGGTAAGGAATTTGAAATTGGTGTAAATAACAGAAAAATTAGATGTGATGAATGTTACAAAAAAGAAAGGAATCGAATAAATAGAGAAAATTTAAGGAAATATAGGAATAAGTTACAAATGTAATACCTGTTCATTTAATTAAAAAACACCCACAAATGCCGTATTTATGCGGTTTGTGGGTGCTTTTTAATTAAAAATCGATACCCTATTGGAAAGAAAAATCTATCAATCTATAACGCTTTCTTTTCGTGATATAGCAAAATTATCTCAATATAAACTATATCACATAATAAGTCAAATGTAAATTGACAAATTAAACAAAAATTTATTATGAATGGTGGTTAAAAATTTGATCGCAATTTCAAAAGCTGAAGCACAGGAACTCAGAAAGATACTTCCTAATGCAGAAATTCACAAGACTCTCAGAACTAAATCGGGTCGTGGAAAGTATTATCTCGTTGAAGAAAAGAAAAATCTTATTGCTTTGGCAAAACTCAGAAATGCTGATATAAAGTCAATTACTGAGTAATCAATTATCCCCTACTGTCCCAGACCCCTACCTACTATGTCCACAAGCCACTGTGGTTCATCTCCTTTTACAAACTCTTTTCCTAAATATATACCTCCTGAAATATATTTTATCTCCTTTTCTTATAGTAGGTATGGTTGTGGGACAGTAACAAAAAATCAAATATCCTATGTAAAGCATAGGGCTGTCGGGTGGCAGTAACTTATTTTTAAGGAACACTTTAATATGATTGATGTTAAGAAACCTCTGGAAAATGCAAATCTCACTGTAAATTGTGAATATATGGATTTGTTTGATATGAGTTCACACTCGGAGAGAAAAATTTATCTTAATGATGAAATTGAAGCTATTTCAGCTCACGATATAATTTATGAAATTTTGAGATTCAATGTTGAAGATAAGGATGTTGCTGTATCTGACAGAAAGCCGATTTTACTATATTGTACATCTGTCGGAGGGTCTGTTATAGACGGATTTGGAATTATAGATGTTATTCTAAGCAGTAAAACGCCAGTATATACGATAAACCTTGCATATCAGTATAGTATGGGATTTCTTATTGGTCTTGCAGGTCATAAGCGTTATGCTATGCCAAATGCAACTTTTCTTCTTCACGATGGACAGAATTTTGTATGGGATAGTTCTGCAAAATGTAAAGACCAGCTTAAATTTCAAGAAAAGCGGGAGCAGAGGATTAAAGAATATGTTATTGAACACAGTAACCTCACTGAAAAGGAATATGACGAAAATTATCGTGTAGAATTTTACACTTATGCTGATGAAGCAAAGAAATATGGTTTTACTGACTATATTATTGGCGTAGATTGTTCATTGGACGAGGTGCTTTGATATGGGAAGAAAATTTCTTGATACTTGTTCCCTACTGGAATTAGCTAATTCATCTGATATAAATGCAAACGATATTTGTCTATCGAGTATTACATTACAGGAGCTTGAAAATATCAAAACTTCTGCAAACAAGGATAGTGAGACAAAATATCGGGCGAGAGTTGCTGTCCGAGCATTAAAAGATAATCCCGATGTTGAAATAATAGTAGTCAATAAGGACGATCATAATTGTCTTGATGATAAAGAACTTGAAATTACAAATGATAATCTGATTATTGCTTCTGCATATAGATACTCACAGGAACACGACATTGTATTTTATACAGAAGATTTGCTTTGTGGATTTATTGCTAAGAATTACTTTGGACTTGAGGCTCAGAGTGTTAAGACTGATGATAAATCTGATATGTATAAGGGATATAAAGTAGTTATTCCTACTGATGAAGAGTTGGCACAGGTCTATGATAAGGATAATTGTTACAATCTCTTTGGTTGTAATATAAATGAATACGTTGTTATCAATGATTCTGAGGGTAACTTCTGTGATGTTCTCAGATGGACTGGAACAAAATACGCTAATGTGTTTAACAAAGTTATCAAAACACTTGCTTTTGGAGATAAGATTAAAGCCAAAGATATTTACCAGCGTATGGTTATGGATAGCATTTTAAACAATACAATGACTTGCATTTCAGGTAAGGCAGGAAGCGGAAAGAGCCTTTTAAGTCTTGTTTGTGCTATGTATCTTATTGAAAATGGTAAATATGATAGTCTTGTTATACTTTTTAATCCCTGCCCTGTCCGTGGAGCAACACAGATGGGATATTATCAAGGATCGCTTATAGACAAGGCGATGCAATCAAATATCGGCAATGTATTGATAACCAAATTCGGAGATAGATTTGCCGTAGATAATTATATTGCACAAGGTAAAATTAAACTTATTCCAATGACAGAATGTCGTGGTATGGAAATAAGAGATAATGAAATTCTGTACATTACAGAAGCTGAGAATACCACTGTTGACCTTATGAAAATATGTTTATCAAGAGTAAGTTCTGGTGCCAAGGTAATTGTTGAGGGTGATTTTGAACAGGTTGATTCAAAACTTTTTGATATAAATAACGGTATGGCAAGAGTAATTGAAATTCTTACAGGCGAAGATGTTTTTGGATATGTACAATTACAGAATATTTGGCGTAGTAAGATTGCTACTCTTGTTGATAAATTATAAGGAGATATGGATAAATGGCTTCAAAAGTTAACAGAAAATATAGTTGTGACGTGAAGGGTATGATTTCTACTGATGATGGCATTATTACTATCGAGGTAGAAGATATGGAAGAGCCTGTTGTACTCGCTGACTTTATTAAGGATTTTGTTGGTAAGCCTGATTGTAAGGTTTCAGTTTCTTATGGCGAGGAACTGTAATAAGAGGTGTAAATGACTGACTATAAAAGATTTGATGGCGAAACAGATGATGCTTTGATTCTGAGAATTTGCCGAGATAAAGATATTATTGGTAGTTGGGAAGATGTTTGTGAAATTCTAAACAATTTGCTTGGTGCAAATTATCGTCCTAATACATATAGAAATAGATTTCAGAATTATGATAAATTTCGTCAGGCTGATTTAGGAACAACTGGAAACTCTCTACTTGAAGAAATCAAGGAACAGAGGAAAGAGCTTGAAAAAGAACGTATTAAGTTTCGTGATGAACGTAATGAATATAATCGCATTATAAGAGAGGAAGCAAGAAAAGAATCGTATATTGATATGGTAAAGCGTATGTTATCTGATTACGCTCCCAAGTCATTAAATTATACTACTCCTCCGTCTTATAAATCTGATACAGATATGGTTCTTGTAGTTTCTGATCTACATTGTGGAATTGAAGTAAATCATTATTTAAACCACTTTGATTCTGATATTTTGGCTGATAGGTTTGTTACTTGTCTTAGCAAAGTTATAGAAATACAGAATAGGCATCAGTCTGAAAATATTACTGTACTTATTTCAGAAGTAATAAGCGGTCTTATTCATGAGAATTTACGATGTGAAAATAATGAAAATATAATCGAGCAGTTTCTTACTGTGACACAGTATATTAGTGATTTTCTGACTGAACTTTCTAAGCATTTCAATAATGTCGAGGTACTTGTTATGCCAGGAAATCACAGTCGGGTCACACCTAAAAAGGAAAGTAGTCTAAAGGGTGAAAATATAGACAATCTGCTTATTCCTTATTTGAGGGCTGTTCTACAGAATATAAGTAATATTCATTTTCATAAGAACAATATTGACGAAAGTATTGCTATGTTTTCTGTAAGAAATAATACTATTTATGCTGTACACGGAGACAAAGATGCTCCCAATAATGTAGTTCAAAATCTTACAATGCAGTATGGCATTTGTCCCAAACTTATTTATATGGGTCATCGCCACAAGAACAGTATGGAAACTATTTATAATACAAAGGTCATTTCCGCAGGTTGTTGGTCTGGTGTTGACAACTACGCTATTGATAATAGATATAATACACGTCCTGAGACTGTACTGTCTGTTATTAATGAAAATGGTCTTGTATGTAACTATGATATTAAGTTAAATTAATTGATTTGAAAGGAATATAAAATATATGACAAAGGCTGAATTTATTACAAAGGTTAGAGAACACTCGGAGCTTTCTAAGGCACAGATTGATGAGGTGCTTACAGCAATTCTTGATACTATTGTTGATAGTGTTGCAGCTGGCGAGAAGGTCAATTTCGTTGGCTTTGGTTCTTTTGAAAAGCATAAGAGAGCCGCAAGAACAGGCGTAAATCCCTCCACAGGAAAGCCTATTGAGATAGCAGAAAAGAATGTACCTGCTTTTAAGGCAGGTAAGGCTTTTAAGGACACGGTTGCTTCAAGTAAGTAATCTGAGGTGATTATATGTTAAAGGTAAAGTCTCATAATACATATCTTATGCTTGAATCACTCATTTCGGATATTCTTAATGATGTCAAACGCAAGCTAAACGTGTCTGTAGTAGTACAGGGAGATATTGTGAAGCCGATTATAAAGGCAATGATGAATATTGACGACATTGATATTCAGCTTCTTGACTATGATTTCTACGACTATGGCGGTGAATATTATATTGATGTCATTTGGCACGATAATATTCCTGAACTTTGGGTCGAGAAGGCTTGGAATGATGAAACTAGTAGGTACCTTGGTAGTGAATCAGATTTCTATTATGTAGCTTCTGATATCAGCACTAAGATGTATAATTATCTTGATGGTCTTGGAACTGTTTTCTCTATTGAAGAATGATTAAATATTAAGACGGTGGGTCGCAATAGTGGCTCACTGTCTTTTTATTGCGAGTTGGTCTAATGGTAGGATTAGGGTCTCATAAACCTTAGATTTACGTTCAAGTCGTAAGCTCGCACCCAAATTGGCAGTTCTCGATAATCTGCTGTTAGTAGTTCTGTCTGCGGACAACTGAGATCAAAGTAGATATGTGTATCAAAATGGCTAAATCGAATATGAAGTGAAACCAACACTCTTTTTAATAAATGGTACGTCCAGTTGAGGGTGGAATGACGTAAAACTCTACCCTACCATAATGGGTTTGAGAAGATAATTTTCAGAATTATGTTTGCAATAACCCCGATGAAAACGGTTGTCAACCTTTCGGGACATGACTATAATGAATGTTTATGGAATGATAGTTTTATAAGCAAGTCAACTTTGTATTATGAAAGTATGCAAGATGAGAGGAAAATCCTCAAATTTAGTTGTGGTGCTAAGAGTTATCGCTTCAAAAAGCACAGAACTTATCGCTGTGGTAATAGACGCTTCTGTGAAGAATAAGCCTTATACTAACGAGTGGAATCGCAAAGTCACTAAGGTAATCCAAACTAACACAGTCTGTTTTGATGTCTGAGAAATCAGGCTATAAGGTAAGTCGCTGGTAAAAGTAGCCATATGACAGTATTGGGAACAAATCTTTTTTTTGTAATGATTTTAAAGAAAATTTCAAATGCTGAATGACTGGTGAAATTTGTGTATAACCAATTACACGCAAGCTTTGAGAGTAATCTACGGTAAGAAGCTATAGGGTCGCTACCTATAGTTCAGCCTTATCGTCTTGGTGGCTGAATATTGAAGAAGATAATGGAGGTACGGCGAAGGTCGTATTGCAGGCATAATTGTGGGAATTGTTTTTCTTACTGAAAACAAATAAAAATATCCCGTTCTGTGTTGGTGTACAAAACGAGATATATGATAAATGCTTGAGATAATCACGAATAAACAATACTGAAAGGATAGTTATAATGCTTGAAGTTTTACAATATATTTTTAGTAGTTTTTGGATATGGTTGGGTTTTACGATAATTATATCTGTAATTATGTATGCATTAAAAAACCTTGTTCTTGCAGCTTTAACTATTATTTGTGGAATACGGAAAAATAGAGCAAATTAATGGTCCATATTTATATCCTTGCAACAAGTGTTATAAAAAGAAATACCAAATGTGGTTAATCCTAACACTTTATTTTCGTAAATTGCTGATTGATTTACTGTATCTGTAATCAGCTTTGCTATTTCCTTATTACAGAATTCAACGACTTTAGGATTTTTATCAATATTATCATAAAGAGATTCGTCAAATAGTTGATTATCCATTTTAAAAAGCAATCCTAATCTAATTAAATTGTCTAATGATACTGAAATAGTATGAACATCATACAAATCATAATCTGTAAGATAAACATTGCTATGGAGAACTAAGTCATTGGATTTATTAACTATACTAAACTCTTTTATAGGCAGGGAAAATTGGTGTTCGCTAAAACTTTTAAAAATAATTGCATCAATTGGATCCATTTGTCGAATTATATCGACATGTGCTGGATGTGCCTGTGCTGAAGTCTTAGCATAAACAGATTTTGCTAAAAGATTAGCATACATATCTCTTAATACTTCATTGTCTATTGATACTGATATAGCCTGAAGTGCAGGGACAAATACATAATTCGGCGGTGTTACTATTTCTTCATCAGGTATTTTCTCTAATTTTTTTTCTAATAATTTGGCTGTTTCTTTTACAGAATGCTCTTTGTTTAATATCCAAATATCAATCGGTGAACATATCGCATTAATTAATCTGCCAATTCTTGATATTCCCTTGACAGGTTCGGCAAGTGCTTTACCCATTTCTTGAGCGGCTGGTTTAACCGCATCGCTATAAACGTCTTTGACTATTCCGTCATTATTAGTCACGTTGTTTAAAAGATTTTTTCCTGCATTAATTAAATTATTTGTTTCCATATATTATTCATCCTTTCTGTTATTGTAAAATTGTATTTTATCCATCTTTAGAATAATTCAAATACTATGCTTGGTTTGTATGTATACTAACCTCTATATCAATTTAAACAGCAATTAGAATCAAGGCACTGAAAGTT